AGTCCAACTCTCTGGTACCAAAATATCTAGGTGTGGGAAAGTTGGAAATCCGCCTGCTTTGGAAGCAGGAGAGCGCTGGGTCGGGACCAGCCACCTAGACCAGTTTACTCCGCAGGTGTTAGGCACCGTAAGACGGCAGAATTATAGGAGAGTGTTTGTTTTGTATAAATCCTGCGATTTATAAATACTCCATAAGGAGATTTATATGTGGAAATGCAAACACTGCTCTCATGAATTTGATTTTAACAGAACTACAGAAAAAGCGAATCATTCTCGCCATTGTAATATGAATCCTACAAAAAAGAGTTCATATGAACAATTGAAAGTTGGACAACAAGCAAATGTTGAACGAAAATTGGGCAGGTTGCAGAATTATGATGTATCTTGCGAATGTTGCGGTAATACGTTTAGCGTAAAGGAAAGAGAAAAGCAATTTCCTAAACGCAAAAAATATTTTTGTTCTAGGTCTTGTGCCAATTCTTCTGGAGGAAAGGCTAAAGCGGTTAAATATCATCAAGACGAAGTTGCTCATTATACTACTGTTGCTTGGAGACACCACGACAAAAAATGTTTGGTTTGTGGTGAAGAAAATGTCGTTGCGGTTCATCATGTAAATGAAAATCATAACGATAATGATCCAAAGAATTTGGTTCCGTTATGTCCTACGCATCACCAATATATGCACAGCAGATATCGAGATTTAGTTCAAAGTCAAGTTGATGATTATATAAAAGTTAAATGGGGCACCTGAGTGGGTGCAGACTCTGCCCTTGCACGGCGGAAGATGGGGTTCGACTCCCCAGTGCTCCACCAATATAGACTTCCTCGGCTGAACCCGGGAAAGGATAGAGTTGTTGATACGTAGCAATAATTCTGTCTGGGAAGATACAGCGTCCGGACGTAATGTATCAAGGCACACTGTAGGAAGTCACTAAATTTGCGTCTATGGTGAAATTGGCAGACACGGCAGACTTAGAATCTGTTGCTTCGGCGTGGGGGTTCAAGTCCCTCTAGACGCACCAAGTTTTTTGCCTTTGTAGCTCAGTTGGTAGAGCGCTCGGTTGAAGCCCGAGGGTCTGGGGTTCGATTCCCTGCGAAGGCACCATAAATTATCCAGCATTCTAGACAGGCTGGAGAGACCTAGCAAGGGTAACAGTGGGGAAATCTTGCGAATATCGGATTGCTGACCACAAGGATCAAAGGGCTAAACCGATAAGGTGTAAGGAATTGGGAAGGTAAAGCTGTTCGGATACAGCAGTCAGACTGTAAATCTGATCCTTAACGGGGAGTGGTTCGAGTCCGCACCTTCCCACCAAGTTTTGGGGACGTAGCTCAATCGGGAGAGCACCAGCTTGTCACGCTGGAGGTAGTGGGATCGAAACCCATCGTCCTCGCCAACCCTAAATAAGTTTAATGCGGATATCGTATAATGGTATTATTACAGCCTTCCAAGCTGAAGACGCGAGTTCGATTCTCGCTATCCGCTCCATTTATTATCGCGGAGTAGAGGAGTCTGGTCGTCCTCGCCTGTCTCATAAGCAGGAAATCGTCGGTTCGAATCCGACTTCCGCAACCAAATATGCCCAAGTATCTTTGTCTATAAATTCGAACTTATATAAATAATTTGAGTTTATAGGAGGTTCGAATGAAGTGCGAAAACTGCGGAAATACACATATTGGATCATTTGGTTCTGGTAGATTTTGTTCCAAGTCTTGTTCTAGAAGTTATTCAACTAAATCTAAACGAGATGATATAAATAAAAGAGTCAAAGAAAAGTTAACTGGAAGAACTCTTAGCGAAGAGCATCGACAGAAACTTAAAGATTCTTGGAAATCAGGTTCGTATGCTGAACGATGTGTGAGAAAACCACAACCAATAGAAGAATTATTGGTAGAACAGGGATTTGTTTCTACCCAACACATAAAACGAAGATTGTTTAAAGAAGGTCTAAAAGTAAATATATGTGAAGATTGTGGAATAGGAGATGAATATAATGGGAAACCTATTGTCCATCAACTCCACCATATTAATGGAAATCCTAAAGATCATCGCATAACAAATTTGCAAATACTCTGCCCTAACTGTCATTCTCAGACAGATAATTGGTCAGGTAAAAAACATGCCCGAGTAGCTCAACTGGATTAGAGTGCTCGCCTACGAAGCGAAAGGTTGCAGGTTCGAATCCTGTCTTGGGCTCCAGAATAATATGTCCCACACCTCTGCCTTTGGTACGTGTGGGATCTCTACTCTCTACCTGTAGGAAAGTCTGGTAATCCGTCTGCTTTGGGTGCAGAAGATCGGGAGTTCGAATCTCTCCAGGTAGACCAGTTCTTGTCGGTGAAGCATTAAAGTGATGTGTCAGTCTCCAAAACTGAAGAACACGGGGCGGTACCGTGCACCTTCGCCAATTTTAATCAGGTGATTTATGTTTGATGAAGCAAAGCAAGCAATTATTGAATCGAGTCAGACTTCATCGGTTTATGTCGGTGCGGATAGTATTCGATATAAGAAGAACAAGGAATGGTGGGCAAAGTATTCTACCGTGATTATCCTTCACAAGGATTCCAAGCACGGTTGTCAGCTTTGGCACAACTCGGTTGATATGCGCGACTTTGGCAATCTTCGTCAGAGAATGATCACCGAAGCTGGGTTTGCTATTGAAGCAGCTTCAGAAATTATCGAGGTTATCGGAGATCGAAAGCTGGAAATTCACCTTGATATTAATCCTGATCCAAAGCACAAGTCTAGTATTGCCGTCAAGGAAGCCCTTGGCTACGTGAAGGGCAGTACTGGACTTGATGCTAAGATCAAGCCTGAAGCATTTGCTGCTACTCATGCTGCGGATCATATGGTAAGAAGTTAAGTGGTCGATTAGCTCAGCGGTAGAGCAACTTAAAAATATAAATAACTTAGTAATTGAGCTAAGGAGTTTATATGCATAAATGTGAAATTTGTGATAAAGAATTTGATAATTACCGCAAATTAAATGGCCACAAAAGCGTCCATCGCTCTGGTGGTAGATATTCGGTTTCTCGTAAAACTAATAAAGAATATTCTTGTTTATCTTGCGGGTCTTTCCCAGTCAAAGCGAAATATTGTAGTAATGCATGCCAAAGAGAATTTCAGTGGAAGCAGAATTATACTGCAATATCGAACGGAAAGGTTTTGTCTGAGGGGTTAATGCGCAGATATATTACTGAAGTTCGTGGATATATTTGTGAACACTGCAGCGTGGGCAATGAGTGGAATGGTAAATCGCTAACTCTACAACTAGATCATATAGACGGAAATAGTGATAACAACGAACTTTCTAATTTAAGATGGTTGTGTCCTAATTGCCACACCCAAACCCAAACTTGGTGCGGGAGAAATAAGAAAAACACTAAAAGGAATAGATATTTACGAAAATACAAAACAGGGGTCGTTAGTTAAATGGTATAACCTCGCTTTTACATAGCGATGTCGGCAGTTCAATCCCGTCATCCGGTACCAGAATTATGTGTCATCCTCTGGGTGAGATATAGGGCAGGCAGTTTTAGATGTGATTAAAGGTGAATTATGGAAGAGTCGCTAGAAGAGTTTCTTGAACGATGTAGGAAACGCAATCGTGAGTTCGTTCAATATGGTATTGATAACTTCTGGTGGGAAACATACAAGGTGACTAATGGGGGTTCATGGGAACCAGTTCCCTTCCCCTATGTGTTTGTAATGGATTGTCGTTGGCTTCGACAGATGAATAATGGTTTGTGGGAAACCATTGGTATTCTTGAGCCACATCAAAATACTATGGCACATGTTTTAGCGGCTTTTGATATTTTTGCAAGTGTATCTGAGGCAAAGAAAAACGGTTGGCATAAACCCATCACTCCTGGTGAATATCTGTTTAAGAAAACAGGTCGTAGATTGGTAGTTGAAGAAGAATAGATATCACTGCCGACGGGCGGTGTAAGAAGTGTGACTGAATAATCTCCTGCCAGAGGAGATAAAGTAGACTCGGGGAGTGGTTCTCCTGCTCAACCAGCTAACGGGTCGTGGCGGCGAAATAGATACAGAGGTATTTGGCTAGCTGCTTGAGGGTATATCCGAATCCCTTCACTTCGCCTTTATATAAATAGATGCATGAACTATAATGCTATCTTTCAGTTGATTGCCGATGTCGGCTTCCCCATCGCAGCTGCAATGCTCGGTGGGGTTTTCGTGTATTTTGTCATCAACTATATTCTGGAGAGCGTCTTGAAGGCGATCAAAGGAATGCAAGGTATTATCATGGGGTTAGATAACCGAGTGAAAACTATGAACCACGATATTATTCGTGTTGATACCGTAGTCAGTTCTGCTCTAGGTCTTCGCCCTGATATGGATCGTATTGCCCGAGCAGACGGAAAGAACGATGCTCGGAGGGATTGATGGATTTAAATGTTATTGCCCCTCTGATTAAACAATACGGATTTCCTATTGTTGCTTCGGTTGGTATGGGATACTTTGTATTTTTCATTTATAAATTTGTTACTGATAGACTTATGCCTCTTATTGGAGAGACGAATGGAATTTTGATTGCACTGATTGATCGCATTAGAATGTTAGACAATGATCTCATTAGGCTACAACAGAAAGTAAGTGTTGTGCTGCAGATTAAAGGGGAACATAATTATGCAGATAAATCTGAAGATCGAAATCCTTAAAGTCTTCACACTCGACTTCTCTTTCTGCTCAGAAAAGAAGGGGAAGAAAGATGAGAAAGCTATTTCTACTTCTGGCTCTGACAGCAAGTCAGGCTAACGCTAGCGAACAAGTATTTCAATTCAAGAATCCTTCTTTTGGTGGCGGACCAGGAGCGAGTGCTCAGTGGATAACGACAGAAAACGAGCAGCATGCAAGACAACAGGCTATTCAGGATAAGATTGACGCTGCTTCTGAGAAGGCACACGAACTGTTTCTAAATGCATATAGACTGGGAGCTTGGAAACGAGCATACGCTATGGCGGTCTCTATGAGAGGAATCTGGTCTGGACATCTTGCTGCGTATTATGATATGATGGCAGAAAGAATCAAAGATATTCAAGCTAATCCGCCACGCCCGAAAGAATGGGACGGAATTTACCGTGCCCAAACTAAATGAGTTTATAGGGCAACGGCTAAATAAGAATATGAAACATACCCATCATATCATACCTAAACACATGGGCGGGTCAGATGACCCGGAAAACTTAATAGAATTAACAATAAAAGAACATGCCGAAGCGCACCGAGTATTGTATGAACAACATGGAAAATGGCAAGACAAAGTAGCATGGCAAGGATTATTAGGGTTAATACCTCACGAGCAAATCATGAAAGAAATGTATGCTGCACGTCGAGGATCTGGAAATAATTTTTATGGAAAAAAACATACAGAAGAAACAAAAAAACTTATTAGCGAAAAAACCAAAGGAAAATTAAAAGGTATTCCAAAATCTGCTGAGACTCGTAAAAAGATGAGCGAAAATAATGGTAGATCTCAGTTAGGAAAAACCCCTTGGAATAAAGGTAAGACTAGTGTTCAGCTAAAAAGTTTAGAAACTAAAATGAAAGTTAGCAAACCTGTAAATTACAACGGAATTGAATATTATTCAATAAAAGAAGCAGCAATACAAAATAATACTACACCTTATTATATAAAAAAACACATAAAAGGAATCACAACTCTTAATAGGAAGTGTACTACTCGAAACCGAAGAACAAATAAATAATTCTATGAGAGCACATGAATTTATAGTTGAAATGCCACAAGGAATTAGTTTTAATCCTGATAACAAAACAACACAAGAAATTGCTAATCTGTATTCATTAGGATTTACACTAGCAGATATTGCTAAAGAATATCCGACATCGCAAACAGCATTGCTAAGAGTTCTAAAGTCACTTCCGTCATGGAATGATATTAAAACATCTAACAGAGAGTCAAGATCAAAGCAAGGGTTAGCAATCGGACGAAAAGGTACTACGCAAGAGAAACTTGAACAAATGTCTAGAATGTTTGCAACTGGAGGATTTAATCATGGCATTTTTATCTTTGGTTGCTGCATTTTATTTTGGTTATCTTGTTTGCGCCTTTTTCACTTTGGGTAGTTCCGATAGTGCTTGGGAACGTGGCTTTCGAGACGGCAAAAGGGCGAGTAAGATCGCTGGTCATGTGATTGCGAGAAACGATCCTATTGATGAGATTATGGTTGAGCATAATGGTGATATGGCTCGCTACCGGAGAGTTGTCGATTAATAAATAATCAATAACTCCAATAAAGGTAATTCCATATGTGCACAGTAGTTGCTAAACATTTTGACAAACTTGGATGGGTTATCGCTAAGAATCGCGACCAAGACTATGTTTCGGACATTTCCTTTGACGACAAAATCCACAAGAATGTCGGCGAAATTCTGATCCTCGATGACCATGATACTGGTTATAAAGAGGGAATGAATTACAAAGGTCTGACTATTATTACAGCCAGCCTCACTCCTAATCTTGATGACGAAACTGATCGCGCGGACGGAACCAAAATCTACGATGCTCTTAAGTTAGAGACACCAGAGAAAGCTGCCGACTATCTCGTTAAGCATAAGCTGACTGGGTTCTTGTTTATCGCTAACTCTGATAAGTTTGTTTTGGTTGAAGCTGGTAGAACCAACGATGACAAGGGTGGCTATCATAGCAAAGTCAGAGTTGTTCCCAAGACGGAAATCGTTGTAAGAACAAACCATGGTGTCGATCTTGCTTGGGCTGGGTTCCAATATGGAATTGATGAGCAGCAAGATATCTGGAGAAAGTCGAGCGAGTCAAGAAAGAAGCTCGCCGAAAAGGTCGCCAAGACAGCAAAAGATCCTGTTGCACTTCTGGACGGTCTCGCCAGCAAAATGGTTGACGACCTTCAGATGAACGTTTTCAGAATTGAGTCAAAGCCAAAGCAAATGAGAACTATCTTTCAGTGGGCTCTTATTCCTTCTAAAAATGTTGCCATCGTTCGACCAATTCAGTGCAAAATGAAAGTCAGAGTCAGTAAAGAAAAGATTAAGATTGACGTTCTTGACAATACTCTTATCAAGAAAACATATGACGGTAAAGTAAAGCATTTTTCGAAATTAAAGATTACGCAAAACAAAGATTATATTATGGCAGTGCAAGAGCAACTGTTGCGATTCAAGGAATTTATTGGAAATGACGTTTAAACAATGGCTAGATGAGCAAGAAGGTTTTGCTGGTCCTAGAATGTATAGGTTAATGGATGATATCAATTCTCCTGATCCTAAGTATAACGATATGATTTTGAAATGGCTTGAAGCCGCATGGCAGGTCGGTCATGACCATGCTGTGTATAAAATTGCGGATGATTTGAAATGAAAGCAAATATTGGACCATATCGATACGATATTATTCCCGTTCGTGGATGGGAACGTCGTTATGAAATGTGGCGAGGAGAAAGCTATTTCCTAAAGGAAGCTGATTATACTTGGTATGATAAGATCGTCTTTGAAATCTTCGACAAGCTAGAAAACCTTGTCCGACCAATCAATCATTGGTCATATCGTCGCAAACGCAAAATTAAAATCCAAATTGATCGCTATGATGTTTGGAGCGCAGATCACACTCTCGCGCTGATCATTCATCCTGTTCTTGTTGAGCTTAAGAAACAGAAACAGGGTTCGCCGAACGTTGACGATTCTGATGTTCCTGATTATCTGAAGTCAACTGCATCTCCGCCGAAAGAAAATGAATGGGATACTGACAATAACCATCATGCTCGTTGGGAATATGTTCTTGATGAAATGATCTGGGCATTTGAACAGCATACTCACGATGATTGCAACGATCATCAATTCCATCACAATTCTGATCAGCTTGAAATGCTGTTCGTTCCTACTGGAGATGATAAACTCGATAGCAAGGGTATGAAATCTATTGAATTCAATCACCAGAAAGATCCTACCAAGCCTGCATATTATGTTGATGAAGAAGGAAAGAAAGCACATTATGAACGAATCGCAAACGGAAGACGGCTCTTCGCCAAATATTATCAAGCTCTCTGGGATTGAAAAGGTAGAGATGCCAGAGCACTTGTTTACTGGTTTTATTACACTTGCACCACCAAAGAAATCTGATTGGTCCGCTCAAGTGCTAGGGAACATATTCTTTACCCCGGACATGGGGAAGGAACCGAATTGGTTCCATCGTAAAATGCAAGAAATTTGTTTTGGAATCCGCTGGAGGAAGAACCAAAATGCTAAATAAAACAGTGAAGGAGGGCTAATGCCAGTCTACGAATTTTATAACACCGATACCACAGAACAGTGGACTGATATCATGTCATACGATGACATGAAAGCCTTTCTTGCCGAAAATCCACATATCAATCCAGTCTATTCCATCAATATCGTTGGCGGACATGGCGATCGCGTAAAGACAGATGCTGGGATGGGCGATCTGCTTGGACGCATTGCTAGAGCAAATCCCACTTCACCATTAGCCGAAAAGCATGGTGATAAGGGTATAAGGGCGACCAAATCCCGTGAAGCGGTCAAGAAAGCCCAATCTCGTCATGGTATCTCAACTCAAACATCATAAGGAGGAATTTGCGACCAATTCCGTTTTCGTTATGATTAAGTGATTCCCATCAATCTCCTTTAATAAGGGGCAAAACATGAATCAAAACTTAATTTTCGATACAAATCCTGAAGATTATACGCCTACTCGCAAAGAAAGAAAAATGTCGAGAAAAGCCCAACAAAGGGCAAGGGCAAATAATGTAGTTCAATTTGACCGTGGTCGCCAACAACAAAGAGGTCTAGAACTAGAATCAATTAAACCAAAAACTGCCAATCAAAGAAAAACATTTAAGTTGTATGGAGAGAATAAAAATCTCCTGCTTCATGGAGTTCCTGGAAGTGGTAAGACCTTTATCAGTCTTTACCTCGCTCTGGATGAAATATTAAATCAAAATTCCGAAACATTAAATAAAGTCGTGATCATTAGAAGTGCCCAATCTTCTAAAGGAATTGGATTCCTACCAGGAACAGCCAAGCAGAAGATGGAAGTCTACGAAACACCCTACTCGACAATCTGCTCAAAGCTCTTTGATCGAGGCGATGCTTATCAATGCCTGAAAAACAAAGGCATTATCGAGTTCGAGTCTACATCGTTTCTCCGCGGCACAACGATTGACGATTCTATCATCATCGTAGATGAGGTCCAGAATCTTCTACATTCCGAATGGCTAACAGTTCTAACTCGCGTTGGAGAAAATTCCAGGCTTATTTTATGTGGAGACAGAAGGCAAGACGATCTAACATCAAAACGATACAACGAGGAATCTGGAATAGAAAGCCTAATGAAGGTCTGTTCCAAAATATCTTCAATGTCAACAATTCAATTTGAGGTCGATGATATTGTCAGAAGTGGTTTTGCCAAAGAAGTCATTATGGCAATGATAGAATGTGGAATGTGACATAACACTTCTCTTGAAAAGGTAAGTTTTATAAATAGTGCATAGGAGAGATTTTATGCACTATTTTTTTATATACAAAACAACAAATACTATAAACGGCAAATATTACATAGGCAAACACGAGACTGACAACATGGATGACGGATATCTTGGTTCGGGCATACAGTTGAATAGAGCCGTAAAAAAATATGGCAAAAAACAATTTGTGAGAGAAATATTATATTATTGTAATAACAGCGAAGAGTTGTCTTCACTCGAATCAAAAATCGTTGATGAAGAGATTGTTCTTGATCCTCTGTCTTATAATATTGCACTCGGAGGCAAAGGAGGATGCATTGTTCTAAAAGAACATCATCCACTTAGAGATGCAGTTCTAGATAAAATGAGAAAAACTGTTAGATCGGAAGAACACAGAAATAAACTATCAGAACAAACAAAAAAATTACACGAAACAAAACGTGTAGGAATGTACGGCAAAAAACAAACACAAAAACAAAAAGACACGGTTTCCGAAATGATGCGCGGAAAGAAAAAAACAACAGAAACCGTAGAAAAAATGAAAATGTCAATAAGCAAAACATTCGCAGATCCAAATTATGTGCATCCAAATAGAGGCAGACAGAGAGAAGATGCGAAGCAATTGGTCAAAAAAATACATTCAGAATCTCACGTTTGTCCTCACTGCGGAACTAATATGATAGGACCTAACTATTTTCGTTATCACGGCGATAAATGTAAAAAAATGGCTTGACAATATTAAGGGGAGTGTTATACTCCAGGTGTAGCTCAATGATATGGAATAATATGTTTAACCTTGACCTGATTGAATTCGCTCCCCTTAACCGAATCGACGGTGCTGACCGACTGTATGAGACCCCTGGTGGTTCTTATCCTTCGGTCACCACTGTCCTTGATAAGACCAAAACCTTTCTTATCAAGAACTCAAAACAGTACTGACTCGCGTTGGCGATAACTCAAGAATCGTGATTTGTGGAGACATAAATCAGGACGATTTGACGAGCACTAGATATAACGAGGAATCGGGACTGTCTTCTATTATGAAAGTTCTTGAAAGAATCCCTTCGATGGCTAAAGTTGACTTTGAGGTTCAGGACATTGTTCGTTCTGGATTCGTCAAAGAATTTATTATTGCGGAGTTGCAACTATAGCTTTACTTTTTATCCAAACTACGTTAGAATGATTTTATGTTTGAATTGAATCTGATTGAATTTGAAGAAATTACTGTCCAAGCTACGACCGAGGGGAGAAAATATACAACTCCGGAAGGAAATGTATACCCCTCGGTCACTAACGTTCTAAGCAAGACCAAGGACATGACTGGCTTGATGGAATGGCGAAAGGCTGTCGGAGACGAAGCTGCCAATCGTGAAATGAATCGTGCTGCCAGTCGAGGCAACGGTCTCCACCTTCTATGCGAACGATTCATTCAGAATGAAGAGATCGATCTTCGTCACGAACTGCCTGTGCCAGTCCAGCTGTTCACTCAGCTTCGCCCAATCCTAAAGCGATTTGTCAATAACATTCGAGGGATCGAGTCGCCTCTCTACTCGGATTTTCTAAAGGTCGCTGGTCGTGTTGACTTGATTGCCGACTTTGATGGCGTTCGTGCTATCGTTGACTACAAGTCAAGCAACAACCCCAAACAAAAAGATTGGATTGAAGATTATTTCATCCAGACATCGATGTATTCCGTCATGTTTGAGGAGCGAACCAAGCTCCCAGTCCCAAGGCTCGCCATCCTGATAGCCAACGAGACAGGCGGAAAGCCATCAGTCTTCGTTGAGAAGCGTGACAATTTTATCAACAAAGCGATCGATCGGATTCATGAATATAGCAGATTGTAGCAGAAAGTGCTTTCCTTTTTTTCAAATCTAGGGTAGAATGAATAATAAGGAATGGAGTTTCTTCGTGAAAGAAAATTTTGTCGTTAACTTCTTCGTGAACAAAGACGGTCTAAATAGCCGCATGACTCTTCAAGGCACTCGTTCTATCCATCTCTCTAACGCAACCTCGGATTTCGCTGTGCAGGCATACCTCCAGCGGACTTATCCTAATTCTACAATTACTATCAATGACATCCAATGGAGGTAATTATGGAAAATCGTAATCCTGTTGCTGGCAACGCTTGGCGCTACAACAAGCGTCAGATTATCCCGAACAAGAAAATTGAACCTAAGCAGAAGCACGCAAAGCGAGTGCTTGACGAACTAATGGAGTATTGAATGTCTTATGTGATTTACGGCAAGGAAAATTGCCCATTTTGCGAACGAGCCAAGCGTCTTCTTGACTCAAAGGGTCTTGAATATTCATACCTGACTCTGGGTGTGGACTACGATCGCGAGGAACTTCTCGAGATGGCTCCGAATGCCAGGACTGTGCCGCAGGTTTGGCAGATCGATCGTGCGACCGAGCATAGTGAAGAATGGACGTATGTTGGTGGTTTTGTAGAACTGGAAAGGTCTTTTATGAATGAAATTGAAGCTGTGCTTAACGAAGGTCACACCGTTCAGGTGACATTTACCAAGGCTGATGGCACCGAGCGCACTATGCTTTGCACCAAGGATCCTGAAGTCATCGCTGAGCATGTCACTCCTACTGAAAAGAAGACTGATCGCGTTTATACGCCAGCTGAGGGTGTTGTGTCTGTGTTTGATCTCGAGAAGCTCGGCTATCGCAGCTTCCGTCTTGACAGCGTCAAGCATTATTCTATTGTTGAGGAAGTTTAATGCTTCAGCCACTAACCCGATGGGAACACATTCGGGCAGTGATTGCCAAGTGGATTGTTGTTAATGTTGCTAGTCGAATCAGCGCCATGGCTGTTTTGGCTTTATGTTTAGAAGTTTCCAGAACTTATATGGAACAGATTGAGGTGCAAGATGACTAATTTTGAAATGGTTCGTGAGTTTATGTTGAAGTTCGGGCAAGAGGTTAAGACCAGCCCAGAACTGCCGAGCAAGGAAGTTCAACAGCTTCGTCTTGAGTTGATTGCTGAAGAGCTCAATGAGCTTTGGGATGCTCTTGAGGATAATGATATTGTTGAGGTGGCCGACGCTCTGACTGATATTCTTTATGTGACTTATGGCGCAGGTCTTGCTTTCGGCATTGACCTCGACAAGTGTTTCGCCGAAGTCCAGCGCAGCAATATGACCAAGCTGGGTGCTGATGGTAACCCGATCTATCGTGAAGATGGCAAGACCATCAAGGGACCGAACTACGAGCCGCCTAACCTGAAAGACATTATCAATGGCTAAGGCTCTTGTAACTGGCGCGAATGGATTTATCGGTCGAGTCCTGTGTGTCATTCTGAAAGAACATGGTTGGCAGGTTATTGCTAACGACATCAATGGTCCAGCTGAGGTTCCTTCTTGGCTGGACATCGATGCTGGTGATTATTTTCATATTGGCTCTTATGATCATCCTCGGCTGTATCTTGGCCAGAATTATGACGCCATCTTCCACCTTGGCGCAGACAGTCTTCTTGGTCCATCGGTAAAGAATCCTCTGAAATATTATCGTAACAACGTCGGCGAGATGGCCACCATGCTCGACAACGTAGTCAACTCAGGCTTCAAGGGTGCGTTCATCTTCGCTTCTTCGGCTGCGACCTATGGCGATCTTGAATCTAGGCATGGTCTGGAAGAATGGGAAGCTGGTGAGCCGATCAATCCATACGGTTCTACCAAGTGGGTTGGCGAGATGATGCTTCGCGAATCGTGTGCAGCTTATGGTCTGAAGGCATATGCAATGCGGTTCTTCAATGTCGCTGGTGCGTATAAGAATCGTGGTCAGAATCCTGATCAGCCGCATATTCTGACCAAAATGGCTATGGCTTCTTTGGCAGATGAGACGTTCTATATCAACGGAAACAAGTATCATACAACTGATGGCACTTGCGTTCGTGATTATATCCACGTGGCTGATGTTTGCTCTGCTCTGATCGCTGCAGCAGAAACACTATATAATAAGCCTGAAGGTGAATATGACACCTTCAATGTCTGCAGCGGCGACTCAATCTCAAACCAAGAACTGGCTGAATTGTTCGTCGAAAAATATCCTCTCAGATATGATTACAAAGATGGGCGTCCTGGTGATCCGGGATATCTCATTGGCGACGCATACAAGCTATCGCAGCTTTGGGTGGATGGTCCTCGCTTCGACATCAACGACATTATCACCGATCATTATGAATATATCAAAGGACAACTACAAAAATGAGCATTTGGGAACGTAACGAACAGAATGCCAACTCTCAGGGTGGCACAGAAAAGATGATGGAAGGGATTATTTCGCGACTTGATCCCAAGTATCACGATAAGTTTCAGATTATTCCTTCGCGAGTCCGCGAACTAGCTGACGATCGAATTCGAATCTATCACCTTCACGATCTTCCTTGGGATCCTGAGACAAGTCACCTTCAGGATGAAAACAGCCGCAATCGTTTTCATAAGATCGTTTACTGCGGAAATTGGCAGATGAATATGTATCAGCATATTCTGAAGATTCCACAGAACCAGAAGACTTGTGTGATCGATACGGCAATTGATCCATTCCCCGCTGAAGTTGTCAACAAGAGCGACCCGAAGGACGAAATCCGCTTGGTTTATACCAGCACTCCTCAGCGTGGTCTCTCGCTTCTTGTTCCTGTTTTTGAAGAGCTATGTAAGAAGCACGATAACCTTGTGCTTGACGTATTCTCGAGCTTCTCGATCTATGGTTGGCCAGACGCTGACAAGCAATTCGAGGAACTGTTTGATCGTTGCCGCGATAATCCGAATATCAACTATCATGGGTTTGCTCCGAACGAAGTTGTTCGCGAAACGGTCGGTAAGGCTCACATCTTCTCATATCCTTCGATTTGGCCAGAATGCAACAGCCGTTCGCTGATCGAAGCCATGTCGGCTGGTTGCCTTTGCGTCCACCCGAACTATGCTGGATTGACCGATACCTCGGGCAGCATCACTGGACAATATCAGTGGGATCAGGACGTCAACGTCCATGCAAACATGTTCTATACGGTTATGGATGACGCAATCACTCGTCTGCGTAGTGGTGTTGATATGGTGCCATATCTTCATTTTCAGAAAACATATGCTGACTATCGCTACAACTGGGATCGTATTGGCGCTCAGTGGAATGCACTGTGTGAATCTCTGCTGAATGAATATGAAGGAAAGAGTTTGGCAATTCCTGCCGCGAAATTTATCTATAGGACATAGTGATATGTATACCGTTAAACTTGATGGCGAACAGGTTAATCGCATTGTATTGAATGAGTTGAAGGATTCAAGAAAATCTTTCATCGTTGATCTTAATTCAGAAAATGCCAATATTTTCTATTGGGAAGAACCTGAAAAGGATAAGGCGGAGATTCAGCGCCACATCGATGCGCTTGATCTTCTTATTGAATGGTTTCATATTCCTGGAGAAGAATGATGGCATATTCGTTGCGTAGAACTCGTGATGGTGCTGGTGACTCTGGTCAAATGAGCAATGCTGTAACGTTTGTTCGAGATGAAAATGGAAGAGTGATCGATAAAACTGTCCACCATGATTCTGCACCAATGGTCGGAGCTGCAATGGTCGTTGGTTCGCATTATGCTCGCTCTTTCTCTGCGCAGGACTGGTGGCAGACTACGCCAATTACGGAAATTCTTGAGGAGCGAACTGACCCTGAGGATCCCAATTTCCTCTATGTTCGTTTCAAGACTGGCAACTCTGAATATGAATGGACAAGATTTTGATCTTAGCTAACAAATGTCCAACCTTTATGTTGCTTTTGCTTTCCTAGTATGACATACATTAATTCTTTTGATCCTACTCCAGAATATTGATTAGATAATTCTGATCGTTTGCCAATAAAGATTCCGTGTTTTTCATGGAAAAACTTGTATATGGTTTCGTCTCTAGAAGGATTATTCAATTTCTTTTGTTCTGAAAATTCTTTACGCCGATCATCAGTCCAACTCGCGCGCATAGCCGATTTTGTCGATTCGGATTTACGATTTCTGTTAATGGTCAAAGCTCTTTTTGCCTTTTCCTTATCAGATTGCGTCCTTCTTAGACCAAAGGTAGGAGAGAGTTCTCCGGACCTACCAAACATAGGGTTGCATTCTCCCGATCTATCGAAATGTTTTCTGTGGGGAAATTTCTTGCCTTTGGCGCAAGGAGGCATTCCGCCTCCAGCCACAATATTCCACCCAATATTATCGGTCGGTCTTAAATAAAATTCTAATTTTTTTGCTTGATCTTCTGACAAATTTTCTTGCACGATCTTCATCTCTGCGCCTCTTTTGAGCGCAGATTTAACTTTAAAATTAGACTTTGATTGTTTGTGTTCGATTAAACGACGAGTTGGATTTTTACTTATACCAACATAACCGTCAGTTTGAATATTTTCGTGTTCTGGATAATGTATCCAATATACGCTATAAATAGTCATAAGCTGGTGCTCCTCTTAGCATTAGAGTGGTTGGAAGCGGGAACTTCGCGAACCACAATCATCCTTTATTTATATAATTCTAACTTTGAACAGAAAGGAGAGACACCAATGATACTTGCAAAAGCACCCTTACGTGTCAGTTTTTTTCGGTGGTGGGTCGGATATTCCGGCTCACTACCTACAGTGGGGAGGCTCGACCATTTCGACAGCGATCGACAAGTATGTCTATGTCGCTGTAGGTAAGACTCCTCAAAACCACATCAAGGTCAACTACTCCAAGCAGGAACTGGTGACCAAGGTCGACGATCTTCAAAATGAGATTGTCAAAAATGCCCTGAAGTATTTTGGGATTAAGAACAATATCGAGATTACCACGTTTGCTGACATTCCTACGGTCGGAACAGGTCTAGCAGGTTCATCGGCATTCACCTGCGCATTGGTCGCTGCTCTTGCAGAATATTGCGGATTCTCTCGTTATAGCGAATATGAGCTAGCCGAGGCTGCTTGTCAAATTGAAATTCTAATGTGTGGTTGGAATATTGGAAAGCAGGATCAGTATGCTTCGGCTTTTGGTGGCATGAATTATATTCGCTACCTAAGCAGCGATAAGGTTAATGTCAGTAAGATGGATCCCAACGGAATTGATCACAACATGCTGCTGATTCCGACGAACATTCAGCGCCATGCTGCTGAGGTCTTGAATAAGATCGACTTCAACGACAAGACTCCAGTCATCAGAGAACTTTCTCACATGGCTGATCTCCAATATCGTTATGAACCTACTCTTGAGCTTTATGGTCCTCTGCTGAACGAAGCATGGAAATATAAGAAACAGATGGAAGGCGGTATCAGCAATCCAGAGATTGATGAGATGTATGAGCGTTGTAGAGAGGCTGGTGCGACTGGAGCGAAACTTCTTGGTGCAGGTGGTGGTGGCTATATGCTGGCTCTGACCGACAACAAGAATAAGATCAGAGCTGAATTCAACGATAGATGTTGCCTCGAAGTAAGAGTTGCTCTTGACGGAGCCAAGGTTGTTTACAAGGATTGACTATGACGAAGCCACTGATTAAATTTTCCGATTATACCGATGCTGTGTTTGACGCAATGGAGAGTGTAGATGAACATTCTCTTGCTCTTGTTTATCTAACTCTGAACGAAGCTCGAGTGAACGGAAGAACTATTTTCGTTTGCGGTAATGGTGGTTCGGCTGCTATTGCTAATCACCTTGTCTGCGACTGTATGAAGGGTGTTGCAGTAGATACTGGAAATCATATGCATGTGACTTCGCTGTCTTGTAACGTTCCTTTGATGACTGCCATCGCTAACGATATCGGCTATGAGGATGTGTTTGCAAAGCAGCTAGAATGGCAAGCTGTTCCTGGGGATGTTTTGATCGCGATTAGCTCTAGCGGCAACTCGCCCAATATCTATAACGCACTTCTTTCGGCCAAGGATGTTGGAGTTAAGACGATCGCGATTTCTGGATTTACTGGTGGACAGGCTTGTGCTATTGCTGACCACTCTGTCCATATTAAGTCAGATAACTATGGTGTGATCGAAGACGTATCTCAGTCGGTGATGCATTATATCGCCCAGTGTCTTCGTCGAAATCTTTCCAATAAGAAACCAGAGGACATCATATACTGATGAAGAAGATTGATCATGTTTTTCTCGATCTAGATGGGGTTGTGTTCGACTTCCATAGCGCAGTCGGCGATCAGCTCCACGATCGAGAAAAATGGTGGAACGAAGGATTCCCAAATTTTATCGAGGCTGGTGGCTTCGCTGATCTGCCTCTGCTGCCCGATGCCGAAGAGCTGATGAATTTTCTTAACGAAAACGTATGGGTCACAATCCTATCTTCAGCTGGCGGGACTCCTAGGTTTGACGAGATCGTTGATCAGAAACTTGAAGCTCTGCACAGGAACGGAATCGAATATCCAGCGATCATCGTCCCTTCCAAGGGAGTCAAGAAAGATTTTGCGGGCGAGGGTCGCCTCCTGATTGACGACCATCCTGAGAATTGCCAAAACTTCATCGAGGCTGGTGGTGAGGCTATCGTCCACATCGACGCTGCAACCACGATAGCTCACATCAAAAAACATTACGAATTTTCAAATTAGTGCTTTACCTTTTTTCAAATCTAGGTTAGAATGAATTATAAGGTTGATTGAAAGGAAGTTTGAAATGATCGTCCAAGTTTTCCACTCTGATCGTGAAATCGGTGGTTTCGTGCATGTCGCTGATATCGATGCCCCTGAGCATTATGATGCGACTCGTGCCCTCGAGTATGCTTTCCGTCGTACTCAGAACATCGAAGGTTCTTGGTCGATGGGTGAAACCATCGAGTTTGATGGTGACACGATTCCTAACATGGACTATGATGCCAGCATCACTGTCGTCCAACCTCTCCGGACTTGGTCTGACGGTCGTGTGATGGGTCATCGTTCTTCGATGATGTATGACCGCATGATTGTTGATGGTGAAAACTACGAAGTCGATGCTTTCGGCTTCCGGAAGCTGGAGGCTTGATTATGACTAAGATTGTTTACAATGCCTGCTTTGGTGGCTTCGGGCTCTCGCATGAAGCTGTTATGCGTTATGCCGAGATCAAGGGCATCACTCTTTATGTTAATGAGCAGAAGTGGGGTGGTAATGCCTACGCGACTGTTCCTTGGGATGAATATGATCGTATTCACGCTGAGTGCAAAAAGGAACGCAACTATCTTCGTGCGAATGAGCTGTATTTCAGCTATAATGATATTGAACGCACCGATCCTGCGCTGGTTCAGGTCGTAGAGGAACTTGGCGATGCGGCTAATGGTGCGCATGCTAAGCTGCGTATCAAGGAGCTTTCGCCTGGTACTCTTTACCGCATCGATGAGTATGATGGAAGTGAGTCGGTGATGACTCAGGATAACTATGATTGGAGTGTTGCGTGAACTACGAATTTCCTAACATCTACAACATCGATGACGTACTGTGGGCTATCGAAGGTCGCGATGAGTTCGTCGTTGCCGAGAAGGAAGGATACACTGTCATCAACTACAACGTGATGATGGCTGATACGTTTCCTGATGTGATCATTGATGCTGATCCTTATGATCAAGCTTCTGGTGTGGTTGAGCAGCAGGACTATAACGCAGCAATTCGCCGTGAATGTAGAGGTCTGATATTCGACTCGAAGACTGGTGAAATCCTTCGTCGCCCTTTCCACAAGTTCTTCAATGTGAATGAGCGCGAAGAGACTCAGGATCATGTCATTAATCTGTCGCGTCCTCATGCTATCCAGAAGAAGTGCAGGTTGCTATTCCTGTATTTCGCGTTGGTCAAATGGGTCCACTAAGCACCGTTCCGGTGGAACATATTCATCTTGGAATTGACTGGGACAGCAATACCCTGTTTATTACTCCAAAAGGAGACGAATTGCGCGAAATCAATGTAGACGAGATTTCAGCTATCATGAAAAAGTATGACGAACTTTGCTGGACTGAATACAAGATTTCCAAGATCAAGCGTGAAAACGAAGCTCTAAAGAAGAAGTTGAAGGAACTTGAAAATGATTAACTTTGATATTCTTGGTAAGGCTATTAAAGATGTTGCCGGGTATGCTGCAATTGGAGTTGGAGCCGCTTTGGCAGGGATCACATTTGGTGGTTTGCTTATATACCTTGCAAGCAAATTTGGATTTATAGTTTTCCCAATCATTTGTTGTTTGTTTTTTCTTGGGATGGGCATCGTCTCTCGTTACGAACATCATACTAGATTGGATCAGGAATCCAAGAAAAAGATGATGGAAGTTTTGACACGATGAGTTTCCAGCTTCCGCCCGTAAGATGGGAACCTGTAAAAATACCGAACGGTGGAAAAACCACGTTTGATGAAATGCGTGAGGGACTGAGTGAGGAACTTTACCGTCAAGGTGATGCCATTCTTGTTTGGGTAAACGAGGGAGACATACTATGGCATACGCTTGCAAAATGACTAAGGATTAACAATGGAACTACTTAAAGAAAATAGCCACGACCTATCAGAAGTTTCCGCAGAACGTGATAGACATATGGCCACATTAGATATATGGTCGCTTGCACGAAAGAGACAGGAACTTGAAAATGACTGAAGATCGGGCAACAGTTCTCCTTAATGCTGTTTTGGAAATCCTTAACAAGTGCGACGAAGGTCCATATGTTAAGGAATTCTTTGGTGAAACTGCTTTTTATGATGGTACTGATTGTGATGGATATTGTCTAAAAGACGATATCGAACATTTTTTGGAGTATGGTGATGCCTAAGTGCACAATTCTTGTTGGTGTTCCTGGTTCTGGTAAGTCCACGTGGCTCCAGCAACAGAACGTCGATCGTGGTGTAGTTGCCTCGACCGATAATGTCATTCAGTATCTGGGTGATCATTTCGGATTTGAATACAACGAAATCTTCAGCGAGACTATCCGTTTTGCTGACATGGTCATGGTTCGGCGTATGATCTATAATGCTGAATGCGGTCGAGACATCTATGTCGATCGTACCAATATGTCGGAGAAATCTCGTCGTCAGTTTATCAACAAGCTGAAGAAGTATGGCTACGAGTTTGAGTGTGTGGTATTTCCGACTCCTGAACCTGAGGAATGGCAGCGTCGACTGAATTCGCGTCCTGGCAAGACCATTCCTCAGGAAGCTATCGATCGTATGGTCAACAGCTATGAGATCCCTCTTGAGTCTGAAGGGTTCTCAAAAATTACGGTGATCAAATGAATAAGCAAAGAGTCGACATAGACAACTCCTTTGATTTTGGCTTCAGCACAGTTTCTGAAATTGATCTGAAAAACCGAGAAAATGCTGTAGCCAAGCAGGTTCACGAGCAGGTCTCTAAGAATGCTCAGAGCAAGGTGGATCGGATGTATAAGATGATTATGCCACTGCTCGAGAATCTGAAAAAGGATTCGGAAACGAATGAGTATATCTATTGGCCGAAACGTGCCGAGATCATCGATCAGTTTATCGACAAGCTCGATGATCTGATTGCTGAATGAAAAAGGGGAGCCAAGAGCTCCCCTTTCTTATGGTCGACCTTGACCGCGATATGGCTTGAATGTCGCTCTCTTGCGTTTGTTCATAGAGCTGGTCTTTGGGTGTTTAATGTCTTGGGAAGTTTTCTTCGGGATCCGCTCGTGCTTGACGACGATCTGTTTGGGTGCCTTTGCCATAATTTTCTCCGTATTTTTCAAAAAATAATGCTTTACCTTTTTTCAAATCTAAGGTAGAATGTATTTATAGTGATTGAAAGGGAAAAATGATATGGCTGCTCCTAAGACCGTCCTCCTCGGTGATCGCGTCCGTTACGAATCTGCTGCTGGTACGATCCGTGGTGAAGTGATCCGCATCCGCCGTGCAATGAATGCTGCGAATCAGCTGATCAACTGGATTTACGTTGAATATCACAACGAAAAATCGCCTTCCAAGAAGTCGATTGCTGTTCTCGCTGAGACTGCCCTCGAGATGATGAAGTTTGTGGTGACGTTCCGCGACATCGACATTCAGATCGCTCGCGGCGAGAAGGCTGCATAATTTTTCAAAAAAGTGCTTTTCTTTTTTTCAAATTTAGGTTAGAATGAATTATAGCTTGAAAGGAAACATTGGAATGGAAAAGTCTTTTACCACTGGCGAACTGATCGCTCGTCTCTACGATAATCTTCGGATTATGGCTCCTCAGGGTGCTGAGAATTCCTACATCGCTGGCTACCTTCAGGGTGTTCTGGCTGATGTCGCTGAACGTGGTATGGATGAGCTGGTTAACTACGTTGACTGGACTAACCAGCGTGTTGAAGCCAAGGCTAAGGGAGTTGCTTGAAATGACCTATGAAGAATTTGACAACATGTATGACGCCTCCTATGATCTCCAGGATGAGCATATGGAGTATATCATGGAAAACTGCCACGGTGAGCGTGCGATCTGCAATGGCGACAGTCTGATTGAGGCTCAGGAAGATGGCTACCTTTATGAGGATTTCCGCGACCACTATATTGAAAAGTGGGTCATGGTGAACGCATAAAGTGCTTTCCTTATTTTCAAATTTAGGTTAGAATGAATTATTGGATTGAAAGGATTTGTTATGCTTCGCAATATTCATGAATTGAGCAACCAAACTTTCTCTGACGTCCAGAGCGATTATTTTGTTGCAAGAAAGATTTTGGGCTATATGACCAGCGGTCAGATTTTGGTTGAAGACCCGATGACTCGAGAACTCCTCACCAGCGGTCAAAACCAATATGGCTTTGAAAAGCTCTTTGAGCTTCTGGCTCGTCTCGGTATGTTTCATGCAGGCAATATGGGCGAGATTATCTATTGCCTGGAAAACAAAGATTCTTTGGCCAAGCGGAATCATTCTCCGTGTGACACGGTCAAAGGTGCTGAAGTCAAGACTTCCAAGAGCATTCGGAAGCACACGAATCCAAAAACTGGAAAGTTTTCATATTATTTTCGAATTTCCGGTCTGGAGAAGAAAGATCGATCGAAGGTCGCTGTCGGAATCAACTATGGCGGTATGCGCCAAACTGCGATTCTCGATCTGACGGGTCACACCGGAAAGCACCTGAATATTCCCTGCAACGCACATGGCGTGATCAAGAAGAACACCAAGTGGGGTCAGTTTTTTGAAATGAAATCTATCGCAGCATAAAATAATGCTTTACCTTTTTTCAAATTTAGGTTAGAATGAATTATAGCTTGAAAGGAACTGATATGACAAATTTTGACCGTGCCACCCTCAAGGCTCTCCGCTCGGAAATGGCGGCTGTCCTCGAAAAGTTCGGCATGTCTCGATCGCTCTTCACCGATGCCTATGGGAGCTTGATCAGTAAGCTGATTGCGGCGCGAATGGCTGCAGGGCTAAGGCAGACCGATGTTGCTAAGCGCCTCGGGAAGCCGCAGTCGTTCGTTTCGAAGGTTGAAACAGGCGAGCGGCGATTGGACGTCATCGAGTTCGTTGTCGTAATGCGTGCGGTGGGTGCGGACCCAGTGTCCGTCATGCGGGAGGTTGCGGAGACGGTAACCAGCGACCTAAAAATCTAACAGACGACCGTCGCTTGCGCCCAACGTATTATAAAACTTAGGTTTCATAATGACCGCCACCTAAGCGACTGATCCAGAGTCGTTTTCCTCAAGCGTATGATTTTGCTTTCTTTATTTTCAAATTTAGGTTAGAATGAATAATAGGAAAGGGAATGGTTCCCTCTCCTCTCTTAAAGGAATTATATTATGGCTCATGAACTCGAAATGATCGGTGATCGCGCTTCGATGGCTTATGCTGGCGATCTCCCTTGGCACGGTCTCGGCACCAAGGTGTCGAATGACCTGACTCCCGACCAAATGATGAAGGCTGCTGGTCTCGACTGGACGGTCGACAAGGTTCCCGTCTACGCCGATGTCTATGGCAAGCAGGTCGACGTTGGTCGTCAGGCTCTCGTTCGCTCGTCGGATCATAAGGTCCTCGACATTATCAGCGACGGCTGGAATCCCGTCCAGAACCACGAGGCTTTCGAATTCTTCAATGATTTCGTTGCCGCTGGCGATATGGAGATGCATACTGCAGGCTCGCTGAAGGGTGGGCTGAAGGTCTGGGCGCTCGCCAAGGTCAATGAGTCCTTCGAGATCAATGGTGGTGATCAGGTTGATGGCTACCTTCTCTTCTCCAACCCTCACCAGTACGGTGCTAGCGTCGATGTGCGCTTCACTCCGATCCGTGTGGTTTGCAATAACACGCTGACCATGGCTCTCGGTAGCAAGGCTGAAAAGATGTTCCGCCTTAACCACCGTCGTCAGTTTGACGCCGACATGGCCAAGGAGGTCCTGGGCGTTTCTAAGGACAAGCTGGCTCGCTACAAGGAAATGGCGGCTTACCTGTCGACCAAGCGTTTCACCAACGAGTCGATCGTCGAGTACTTCAACCGAGTGTTCCCGATGACTAACGGCGAGAAGGCTAAGACTGGCGAGCTCGGTTCGCGTGCAGCGAATCAGGCTTTTGATGTCCTCGAGAGCCAGCCTGGTGCTGAATATGCTCGTGGCAGCTGGTGGCAGGCTTTCAATGCCGTCACCTACTCGACTGATCACCTGCTGGGTCGTTCGACGGATACCCGCCTGACCTCGGCTTGGTATGGTGTGAATCAGCGCCGTAAGATCGAGGCTGGTAACCTCGCTCTGGAGATGGCTGGTGCAGCCTAAGATAGCCTACCTGATCGATGAGAATGCTGAGGCTGAGGCTCGTGCCAAGATCGCTACGGCTGAGGGTGATGCTAAGGCTACCCAGATTGAAGCCAATGCTATCTCGTCTAACCCCCAGATCCTTACCCAGCGTATGATCGAAAAGTGGGACGGTCACTATCCTCAGTACGTTGGTGGCGGCTTGCCTCTGCCGACCCTCGCGATCAAGAAGTAACTCCCGACTGTGAGGGAATCTTTTTTGGGTTCCCTCACTTTTTTGCTTTCTTTATTTTCAAATCTAGGTTAGAATGAATAATAGGAAAGGGAGTTTGCTATGAAGTATGTCTTGATTATCGGTGGTATCCTTCTTATGGCTGGCGCTGCTGGGTCTTCGGACTTCTATGACCAGTGCAAGGCTGCGGCTGACTGTGTTGCGGGCGATCCCCCGAGCACTCTCCGAATCATTCTCCAGAGCCTCGCTGGTCTGGCGATGCTGTTTATCGGTGTCGCTAAGTCTCTTCAAGATGACGCTTGATTCATTCTTTGAACCAGAAATGGTGAACGAAGTCCAGACGCTGGATGAGAAGATCAAACAGCGTAGGACGCAAATGCTGATACATTCCTATCGGTATTATGTCCTAGACGACCCTGTGATCACTGACGAAAAGTGGCAACAGTGGGCTGATGAGTTGGTCGAGCTTCAAAAGCGAAAGCTGAAGATTGGCTTCTACGATAAAGAATTCTCTGACTGGACTGGTGCTACTGGAATGCATCTTCCATTCGATAAGTGGATTAGAGACAAGGTAAAATACCTAAATAAAATATCAGTTGTTGACAATCAACAATAAAGGCGGAAAGACTGGGGTTCGACTCCCCACACCTCCACCATCATTCATTACCTTTGTGGTGCCTGCTGGGCAGCAATGGCTTTCTCGGTTACTCGTAAGTGATCATAACGGTAACTGTGGATAGTGAAAAGGTCTCCTAGCGCAAGGAGATACCCAACGTGATGGATGATGATGGGGGTGAACTGGGATCGATTTTCGTGTAATAGGGCGATCGAGACTGATTCGGTGGTCGAGCGACCAAAAACAATAAATGCTAACGATAACGAAAGCATTGCTCTAGCTGCATAAGCTAGACTAGGGTTCGGTGGGTACCTCGTAACAGAAACCCACCACTTATTCCCCTGTCGTCTAACGGTAGGACATCTAAATATTTTGATAAATAAAACATAAGGATAAGATATGTTTTATACAATATATTCGATAACAAATTTATCAGATGGCAAAATATATATCGGAAAGCATAAAACCAATAATTTAGATGATGGTTATATGGGTTCTGGTACACTGATTCGTAGAGCCATTTCTAAACATGGTATCGAAAACTTTAAAAAAGAAATTTTATTCGTTTTCGATAACAAAAACGAAATGGACTTAAAAGAAAAAGAATTAGTCAATGAAAATTTTGTTTTGTCTACGTTAACCTACAACTTATCTTTAGGTGGAAAAGGTGGGTGGAATCCTAGTAAATCTAAAGTCGCATTTCTTGGAAAAAAGCATTCCGAAGAAAGTAGAAAACGAATAGGTGAAGCTAGTAGGAATAGAATTCATTCACCAGAATCCAAAAAGAAAATGAGTGATTCTCGTAGGGGTGTCTCAAAACCCAATACATCTATTTCTCTTAAAGGAAAAATGAAAACAGATGAACATAAAAAGAAAATAAGTGAATCGCTGAAAAATAGAGATCCTAAAAAAGTTCCTAAGGGTTATAAAAGAAAATCTAAACAGATATGGATCAATAACGGAGAATATTCTACCAGAATTAACTCAGAGTTGTTGATTCCAAACGGATTCATCAAAGGAAGATTAAAGAAATAGTTGCTCTCTGGTGCAATTGGCAGCACGTCTGACTCTGACTCAGAAGGTTCCAGGTTCGACCCCTGGGAGAGCATCCAATTTTTTAGTTGACATCACAGTCAACACCGTGTATAATACGAAAACAATTTACATTGCCCCTTCCTCTAATGGTAAGAGAGCGGACTTTGAATCCGTCAATCTTGGTTCGAATCCAGTCGGGGGATCCACGTTTAACCGTTCTCAAAGCACGGTAGACCGTTTTCCATAACCCCTCTAGATGACCTAAATACTATTGTTAATACTGGAGGAAACTGCCTCCATTGACTCTTACACCAGCTTCAAGTCCTTATGTGGCTAAGAAAGCGATAAAGATTTCGGTCTTTATCACCGACGAAAACACTAATGATTTTGCATTCTCAGTAAGAGGAGAATGGATGTAGAAGATACCTCTATAATTAATCTCGTTTCTGTATCTTCTCATAGCGTTATTGCCCCTGAATTGTTTTATACAGGCAATAATTAGCCAAGTCATTAAATTGATGAGGATACAAATGAGACTCTTCGAACATAGAAAAGATTTTCCTTTTATAAGATGGGCTGAGGGATTCTTGCTCGGCGCTATCGCGATAATTGTAATTATAAGTCTGATTCCACACAATCAGCCAAAACCAGTAATCATTGAGAAACCTATCATTAAGGTTATTGAGAAACCAACTATCGTCAAAGTCCCAGTCCGATTGACTGCCCATGACCAGCAACAAATCCAGTGCCTCGCCGAAAACACATATTTCGAGGCTGGTAACCAATCAACAAAAGGCAAAATTGCCGTCAACAATGTTGTTATGAATAGAGTAAAGGATCCTTCCCACCGATTCGGTAAGACTGCTTGCGCCGTGGTTGCTCAAAAGACCAAAGGCACCTGCCAGTTCTCGTGGAAGTGTATGAGATTGAAAATTCATAGCCATGAACAATTCGCTGAAAGCAAGCGAGTTGCTGAACAAGTTTATCTTGGTAACGTCGGAGACGTTACAGGAGGCGCAAAATTTTATCACGCTAACTACGTAAATCCACACTGGAATTTGCATAGATTAATCCAGATCGGTGCACATATTTTTTACGCTTGATGAAGGAACACTATATAATGAGTATGACTAAGATTAAAGAGTTGTGCGAAGTGATTGAAGAACTGGTTTGGAAGCACGATATTCCTTACATGGACGCGATCGTTTTATATTGCGAAACGAATAACATCGAAATTGAAACGATCGCCAAGTTTGTTAAGAATAATGATATGCTGAAAGCAAGGGTTCAGATTGAAGCTGAAGGTCTCAATTATCTTCCGAAGTCGTCTACCCTTCCTATTGATTGAATAAGGAATCATAATGTCTACAAAGTTGAATTTTAATATTGGTGGTCTCCCTATCCATCTTGGTGGTCACGAAAACGAGACCCACCTAGATGAAGGTGCTCTTGATTATATCATCAATACCTTTGGAGTTAAGTCGATGGTAGACATCGGCTGTGGTCCGGCTGGTATGGTCGAGCTGGCTCGCTCCAAGGGTATTGAAGTTCTGGGCGTTGATGGCGACTTTATTGTCGATCGCGCTGTTACTGATATTGTCATTCATGATTATCAGGTTGCTCCCTATGTCCCCGAAAAGAACTATGACCTTGCTTGGACTGTCGAATTCGTCGAGCATATCGAGGAAGGTTATATGCGCAATTTCATCTCAACGATGGATAAGTGCAAGTATGTGCTGATGACTCATGCGCTTCCTGGTCAGCCAGGACACCACCATGTTAATTGTCAGACTGTCGAATACTGGATTCACATGATGAATGCATTCGGCTTTACTACTGATGTGGAACACACGAATGCTATTCGTGCTGCTTCTACTATGAAGGAACGCTATATCCGCGAACAGTCTCTGTTCCTCGTGAATAGAAATTATACCGGATAAGCAAATAGTGCTTTACTTTAAAAGAAAAGTAGAGTATAAATATAACTGTGATTATGAATAACGTGAAACAAAACTGTCTATACACTGTAACACAAGGAAATAATACGTATGTCAAACTTTGCATCTCTTAAGAATTCGAGCCAAGATTCTCTCCGTAAGCTGACCGAACAGGTTAGCAAGATGACCTCCCCATCGGGCGGTAAGGAAGAAGAAGCCAACAAGTTCTGGAAGGCTACCGTCGATAAGACTGGTAACGGCTCGGCAATCCTTCGCTTTCTCCCTGCACCTGACGGTGAAGATGTTCCTTTCGTTCGTTTCTGGGACCATGGTTTCCAGGGACCAACCGGAAAGTGGTATATCGAGAAGTCGCGCACTTCGCTCGGCGAGAAGGATCCTGTAGCTGAATACAACTCGAAGCTGTGGCGCGAATCTGATAATGATGATTCTCCGCAGCGCAAGCAGGCTCGCAAGCAGAAGCGTCGCGAGCATTTCGTTGCCAATATTCTCGTTGTCAAGGATCCTGCTAATCCTGAAAACAACGGCAAGGTCTTCCTCTACGATTTCGGTAAGAAGATTTTCAATAAGCTCAACGAACTGATGCATCCGATCGATGACGGTATCGAAGAAGTTAAGGCGATCGATCCATTTAATATGTGGTCGGGTGCTGACTTCTACCTTCGCATTCGTAACGTCGATGGCTACCGTAACTACGACAAGTCGAGCTTCGGTGATCAGAAGGCAATCAGTGATGACGATGACGCTCTTGAAGCTATCTGGAAGTCTGAGCATTCGCTGAAGGATTTCGTTGACCCTAAGAACTACAAGTCGTTCGAGGATCTCGAAAAGCGTCTGAACGAAGTTCTTGACCTCAATACTCATATCCGTCGCACTGATGAGCCTATGGCTCGTGCTGAGGCTCCTGTCCAAAAGACAGCCCAGCCAGCTGCTTCTACCTTTGACGTTGAAGAAGATGATGTTCCTTGGAGCAACTCTAGTGCAGCTACGACCGAAGAAGACGATGACATGTCGTTTTTTCGCCGACTAGCCGAGGAAGATTGATTTAGTCTAACTGGGATAGATGTTTATTTGATTTTAGATGTCTATCCCAGTTCATACTACCTTTAATAGACCTTGCACAAACTTTACAATGATTAACAACCCTATTTTTTGCGGACTCTGATAATTTTTTCTTTGTTGCTTCTGAATGTTTAATTCCAACCGTTCTTTTTAGGTTCTCATGAACAGGCTTGCCTTTCAATCTATTTGATCTTTCTTTCTTGGCCTGTTCTGAGTGTTTACATCCTTTTGGTTTTCCTTTTATCATTGGCAAACCAAGGACGAGTCTCACTTCGTTTGTCATGCCCTTTGTGTGGCTCCAAGAACCGTGGCCTCCAACTGTCATGTTATACGTGTCATCTCTGCGTATAAAGGCATCATTGACAATCTGAGATTCTTTCAGATACATATCTTCTTCGGAATCCAAATAAAATAGTATTGTTTTTGTGAAAGATTCTACACCATATTTTTTTATAGCGGACTTTATTGCGGTTCCTGAACCCATATATCTATCTTGTGGATTATGCGTTTTATGTGAACCTACATATATTTTATCATTGACTTTATTTTTGACTTCATATACAGTATAATAAATAGGCATGCTGATTCTCCTACCATAGAGTTAGAGTGACTGGATACAGGAATATCGCGAGTCACATAAAATTATTTAGTAAAACAAGACTAAATAACGAGCTAGTCGGGGAGGAAACCTTTCTTCCTTTCAAATCCTCCCCGACGAACAACTAACGGAGGTGTGGCAGAGCTTGGTTTATTGCACCTGACTTGAAATCAGACGTACTGAAAGGTACCGTGGGTTCGAATCCTACCACCTCCGCCATCTATTTTAATAATATTAATAATTTTATTGCCCTTTCGTCTAGCGGTAGGACCTCGCACTTTGACTGCGAAGACCGAGGTTCGAATCCTCGCGGGGCATCCATTTTAGGAGTTTATCATGGCAAAAGCAATTCTTGAAGAAATTGAATTCAAAAACGATCTTGGTCAGACCATCAAGCCTGGAGACGAAGTCGTAATTGTTACCACTGGCTATAGCCATAGCGTTTCGACCAACAAGGGAACATATGTTGGCATGGTCAATGGTGGCGCATCTATTGTAAAGCAGGTCAAGACTTCTTACTATGCATTTAAGAGTAATGGCGAGAGGGTTCCACGCTCTTGGTGGAATGAAATGTATGCTGAACAGCGTGCCTTGGTATCAGATGGACGCAATGCTGATAAAAACTATCGCTACTGGGCTGATCCTCAATATAAGGAAATTCAAGAGAAGCGTTATGCTCTTATCGAAAAGAAGTATGAAATCTTCCCACGGAAGACGACTCTGAAACTGAACCGAGCATATAAGCTCGCAGCCTAAAGGAAATTATATTATGACTGATGCAACTGCAACTGATGACCGCCTCCGCCTTCTGATCGAACGCATTGAGCGACTCAATGAAGAGAAGAAGGGTATTTCTGACGATATCCGTGATGTCTATAACGAAGGTGCTGCTACTGGATACGACAAGAAGATTATGCGAAAGATGATTAGAATCCGCAAGCAGAATCGTGATGATCGTTTGAACGAAGAAGCTATGACCGAAACATATAAGGCAGCACTGGGGATTGAATAATGACAATGATTAAGGAATACTACGGGAACCAGCCTTTTGGTACTCGAACCTCGTCTGTCCATGACGACGTTAAGGGATATGTGGTTTCGTTTCTGGACAACAACCAAGTCTTGAATCGAATTATCTATCCCGAACTATCTCTGGCTGAAGATGCAGCCTCTGGTTGGTGTAATGGTCGAGGTGGACCGACGGTCTTGAATGGATAAAAGAAAGGGGAGCCAAGAGCTCCCCTTTTAGTTTTGAGATTCACCCATATTATGCTCGGGTTTCGATCTCAGTAATTATATTTAGTTGTTGTCGTCGGTAGGTGCTTTTGGAGCAAACTTCTCCACTCCAGTAATACCCATGCCGCCAATGACGATATACATGATTGCATTAAACATAAATTCTTCAACAGTAAACTTCCAGAACAGATTAGCAATGAAAGCAGTTGCCATAAGAACTGTGCAAAGAAGAACGACCAGTCTCTTTGACGATGGCGACCCATTAGGATCTTCCATGATACCTTTGATATAGCTAACGATTCCACCCATTTGTTTTCTCCTTAATATGCGAAATAGAATGTATCGAGCGAGTTGCGAACACCAGCAGTTGACGACGCTGGGCTAATTGACCCACCTCCGCCACCACCGCCATTGTTCACGACAGTGCTACTCATAATATTCCCTTGTTGCTTTTGATCCTTCTCAGCTTCCTTCATTTCTTTCTTTTCGGAAGCTGCTTTGGTCTGAGCAACGAGATCGTTTGACTGTTTTGATACAGGTGGCTTTGCTTGCTGTGCAGGTTGCTTTGGCTGTTCAGTAACTTTCTTTTCAGGAGTGGCTTGCTTATCATCTCCGCCACCGAATAGCTTATATGCTCCGTAGCCAATGCCGCCGACAACTGCCGCAGCGCCAAGACCAGCAAGGATTTCAGGAGCAGCAGCCAAGGCAGAAGCTCCCATACCTATTCCCTCTGCGGCTCCAGCTAGCCCTGCAACTCCCTCTGCAGCCCCAGCCAGACCTGCGGCACCTTCAGCTAGCCCTGCAGCTCCCTCTGCAGCCCCAGCCAGACCTGCGGCACCTTCAGCTGCGCCAGCTGCACCCTCGGCAGCGCCAACTGCTTCACCAGCCGCACCTTCAGCTGCAGCTGGGTTTGGAGTTTCGATAGGCTTACCCTTCTTTGAGAATTTTTCTTTCAGCTTATCGAAGAGTTTGGATTTACCCTTTGACTTGTTTTCTTCTGGCTGAGCCTCAGCATCCTCAGGAGTTTCTTCTGGCTCTTCAGCTTCTTTCTTCTTGCCGAATGGGTTTGGAAGATATTTGAGCATACGCAGCATTGGCATATCTTCAGCCATTCTACTACCAATTGCTGAACCGAGATCTTGACCGAGATCGCTTTCAGAAAATCTCTTTAGCAGACCCTTCTTCTTTGGAGCTGCTTCTTCTTGCTTTTCTTCTTCCTGTTCTCTCAGCTCTTCCTCAATTTCCTTTTTGGATAGAACCTTGCCGTCTTTGCGGTAGGAGAAATCTTTTTCTGAAGCAGGAGCGATGCCCTTCTTCTTCAGCTTCTCAATTTCTTCAGGAGTTAGCTCGCTGAGTTTCTTATCAGCAGTGAAGCCTTGTTTTTCCTTTTCTTTTTTGGCATCTTCTTTCTTCTGCTCTTCTTCTACTTTTTCAGCATCTTTTTTCTTAGCCTCATCATCTTCAGCTTTATCTTCTTGTTTTTTCTTTTCGGTCTCGTCTTTTTCTTTCGCTGGCTTTTCTGCCTTGGTTCCCAGCAAGAAGTTTAGAATTGACTTCAGCGTTTCATCAATTGAAGTAAACAGACCCATTGAGCTTGACGATTCTTTGCCAACACCAGTCGCGTCATCTTTTTCAGTTTTTGGTTCTGACCATCTCTTAAGATAAGAAGGCGATTGTTTGTCAATTTGATTCTTGAATGCGTCAGAAAACGAAGAGAAGAAAGTTGGCTGCTCACCATTCTTCTTTTTCTTTCCGTTGGAAGTTATCTCGGAAATTGGTCTTGCTGGCTCAGGAACAGCTTGTTTTGCAGGCTTGGAAGGCTCTGGCTTTTCCTTTGCATTCTTAACTTTTTCTTCTTCAGCAGTTTCTGGAGAAGGAAGGGCAGATTCCCTTTCGTTTTCTCCTTCAGTGTTACGAATTTCTTCATCTTCTCGCTGCTCGTCTTCATCAGTGTCTCTTTGAGCTTGTGTTGGCTCTTGATTCTTTTCAGTTTGGTCTCTGCCTTCAGAGGTAGTTGTCTTAGTGCCAACGAATGCAGTTTTTTCTGCGCCTTGATCTTGGTCGGCCATTTTCTCGAAAATACCATCGAGCATGATGGAAGTGACATTGCTGGCTTCCTTTTTGCCAGACATCCACTTTTGTTTCTTTTCGTCGTAGGTGTATGTTTCACCACCGATATTGACTGGCTCTCTTTTGATACCCACTGCTTTTCCTTAGTTCTTGGCTAATTCATCCTGTATCATTTTCTGTAATAGTCCAACGTAGATGTCTCTTTCAAACGGGAACATCGACTCTATTTCATTAATTGAATATTTATGGTGCTGAGCCAAATTGAATATCAGATAATAGTAATTCAAAAGGCTAGTATGACTCAGCCCTATTGAAAAAAATCGCGATAACCCTCCAGCTTGATAAGTCTATTGTTGCCCTTCTCGTTTACGTACTTAATGTCGTATGTGAGTTTTGGCATCTTGTCAAGGAAATCGTTAACGATTTCTTCATATTGCTTCGAATTCAGATTATTTATGAATTCAACCTTTTCCTCCTGAGAGAAGTCAGCTCCAATATAAGTTTCTTCACCATCAACAATAACGTCAATACAAGCCGCAACCATCTCGATAGCTGAGTCAACATTTGTTACATTGAGCTTGTTGATAGTTAATAGAGTTTCAAGAGTAGGAAAGTTTAGAGAAATAGCAATCTTATCGCTGATCTGGAATGACTTCTTTTGTTCAGGATTAAAAGCAGGAACGATGGTGTCCAAATCGACATCAAAATCGCGAACAATGCCATCCTCTTTGTCTCTATAACGCAGATTCGAAACGTTATTGACCGATCGTGCTCTCAGCTGAAGGAAGAAATACTCAACATCAAACAACGGAAGGGTGCTTACGTTAATATCCGAAATGCAGCAATTCTGAAGAACCTGACCGAGTGCGTTAATAACTTCTCGTTCTTCTCCACTTTCTTCAGCGATAAGGAAGATCTTTTCTTCTCTCACTGTAAACTGTCTGAACCTGACAGGATTCGCCACGGAAAGCAGTTTAATTTCAAATGTTGGCATATCCAACACTGGTAACTTAGCCATAGTTTAATTCCCTCGCTTTAAGTAATTTTTGGTGGCACTCCAGGAACATATGGTGGAATATTTCCTGGGTTATTCACTGGGGTTGTTTCGTTTTGTAATTGTCCAGTAATTGGAGCTGGTGTCTGTCTAGGAGTTGCGTCCTGAACACCAGAGACAGCTCCAACAGTTTCTGTATAGTAGAAGTATGCAAACGTGACAGGAATAGAGATCATGCTGTTTCTAGCTGCCCAGCTGAAAGGTACTGAGCCGATCGTTTCAGGAAACGCCAAAGAAAAATGCCAGTTCGCGATCTTTCTGCCATACGTATCGTACTGAATCAAATCCATATCTGATGAGTAGTTGGTTCTATATTGGACTTGCTGAAGATTTTTACCGTGTGTGTCAAACAGAAGATCAGCCCAAGAATTGAGTAGCTTCAGATTGTCTGCTCTCGCATCGCAGTAAACAGAAACGTTCAGTCTCTCGAATCTAGCGCCAACAACATATGGCTGTCTGAAGCCTTGACCTAGACGAGCAATCTCGACAGTCTCTGCGCTTCTTGAAGGTAGAGTGGCAGAGTGGCAAAGCAGCGATAGCTTTTTGCCGTCTCCTTTGAGGATGCTAGGAAGCGTGATCAGTAATTCAAAGTGAGCTTCTCTTGCGAATCCCTCAACATTATTCTGAATAAATTCGTTGATATTAAAAGCCACTTCTTGAATCCTTCCAAACGGTGCTCGTTGATGCTTTCTGGAATTTCTGCGTTGGTAGAAACAAAGCAGTGTCCCAATCTTTCGGTTCCACATAAATGAACCTAGACTTAACTTGATTGGTCAAATAATGTTTAAAGCATGGCTTAAACAGAGCCAAATTCGAAGCACCTTTCAAAGTCTGGTAGCTGATATTTAGTTTGGTTGAGTCATCATATTTTTGATTATTCGTTACAGTGTATAACGCATCCATAAGACGAGCTCTTAATACTGGCTGGAGGTAATGTAGGTTCAGACCATAGAACCCATTATCCGCTGGACCAACCATAAAGATTAGAGGGAAAGCGTCCCAGTATGGTAGTTTCTCTTTGTGTTTGGCATCATAGACATACATATACATACGTCCAGGAAGAACCTTGTCCGAGAGAGTCGCACCCTCAAAGAACTTATTCTGTTGGAGTCTTGGTCCTCTGTAATCAGCAGCTTTTCTACGGAACCAATCTCGAGCATCTTTCGTTTTGTTTGGCACAATGTTCTGCGCAGCCGCACGTTTGAGCACGCTGCTATAGACATATTGTTCGGTTGTTTGTGCCACAAATATTCCTTTTTATAAATAGATGGTAGTCGCGGATGGCGGTCCCACTACCACTAATACTAACTGGAGTATCAGCTATGATATATTTATATATTAAACAACACCAAAAAACTGGTCTGAAATATTTCGGAAAAACCGTAAAAGCCAATCCATTCAAATATAATGGTTCAGGCAGTTATTGGTATAAACATCTAAAAGAACATGGAAAACACATTAGAACCATAGAAATATGGGGGTTCGATGACCAACAGTTGTGCACACAATTTGCTTTAAAATTTTCTAAAGACAATAATATAGTAGAATCTAAAGAATGGGCGAATTTAGTCCCTGAAGATGGTATAAGTGGAGGCAGCATCGGTAGCCGTAAAGGAAGAAAATTATCAGAACAAACAAAAGCAAAAATGTCTAAAACTAGAAAAGGATACAAATATGGTCCTGAGTTTGCAGAAAGATTTAGACAAAGATTATTAGGTGTTCCTAAAACTGAAGAACAAAAACGCAAAATGCGCTTGGCAAAATTAGGCAAACCTCAATCCGAAGAACACAAAATGAAACGATCGGAAGCTATGAAACGAGCACACGCTATTAAAAAGTTATCCCTAAATCTTTCTCAGTTACGATCTTAAACTGCCAGCCTCTGTCGTCACAGAATCTTTTAGCGGCATCCCATTTTGCTTGATTTATAAGATATGTGCTAACCTCGGTCAAATACCTTCTGGTTTGTCTCGCTTTCTTTGCTGGTGGTCTTGTCTGAGCGTCAGGCTTAATTTCAAAAACGAATCTATCACCATTAACGTTCTCAGCATAAATATCAGGAAAGTATCTATGCAGTTTGTTATCAATAGGACTTAGGTATGGAATAGAGAATTCTTCTGATGCCCAGCGAGTTATATTCGGGTCGGCATCAAGACGAACGAATAGCCTCTGTTCCCAACTACTCCTATAAATAATGTTGTTAGGATTCCCAATATACTTCTCAGGATTCTTTGGGATAAATCGTCCTTTGTATGTTTTGAACATGTATAGAAAACTCTAAATAATATAATAGATCCTTCTTATTTAGGTATAGAACGAATGGGCCAAACACCGCAACAAAAGACTGGAGCTGCTAAGAAAGCTGCATCAGGAACAACACCATTAACTTACCCACCAGCCCTCGGTGAAGCTCCTATTAAGTTTGGGATTACTCTGAGAGATTACGGTAGTTTTAAGATTGGTCCAGGAGCAGTTACCGCATCAATTTACCTCCCAATGCCAACAGCTGGTCTAGTTGATAACTTCCCTGTTGAGTTTGATACAAAATCCATGGGAGCTTTGGGCGGCATCGTCAGCAGCGGTATTGACGCTGTCCAATCAGGCGGACAGAGCGTTGGTGATGGTCTATGGGCTGGACTGAAAGCGATCGGCAGAAACGTCGGTCAATCTGTTGTTGCTGGTCTTGGCGACGTTGCGGGTGTTGGTGGAGATGTTGCGAAAGCTCAAGGCGAGCTTGCAACAGGTCTTGTCAATAACCCAAACTACGCCGTTCTATTCAAGGGTGTGAAGCCAAGAACGTTTAGCTTCACTTGGAGACTTGTGGCTGTTAGCCCTCAAGAATCAGGAACGATTACCAATATCATAACTGCATTAAAGAAAGCAGCACTCCCAGCCACTTCCGGAACTGCTGACCATTTTACTCTCACTTATCCTAACATTGCTTACCTAAGCGTCCTTGGTCCTGAGAAGAATGCCATGCTGACGTTTAGTAAGAAAGGCGCATTTATTGAAGACGTCAATGTAAAATATGATGGTCCTGGTCACGCTGCATTCTTCGTTGGAACGAAAGCGCCAGTTCAAATTGATCTTACAATTTCTGTTCGCGAGAGAGGCATCGTCACTCGTGAGGATATTGGCGTTTCACATTATGGAAATCCGGAGTAACCAATGTCTAGTTATTTTGTCAATTTCCCAAGAATCAAATATTTCAACACGGTCGCTAAGAATATCACTCTTCGCGCTGGCTTCGTCAAGAAGCTAAAGGAAGATTCTTCTGCGTTCTATCCATACCAAATCGGAGAAGGCGAGAGAGCTGACACCGTCGCGGCGATGTATTATGACAATCCTGATTTTGATTGGTTGGTGTATCTAGCTAACGACATCGTCGACCCATACACTCAATGGCCAAAGAGTCAGCAAGAGTTTAACGACTATATTGTAAAGAAGTATGGATCACAACAGGCTGCACGTTCTCAGGTAGCTTTCTATAGAAAGAACCCAGACATTGCATATGTTAAGAATGACGGAACTGATTATTCGACTTCAGCCACTTCTGACGGAACTTATACTATTTCGGTAACAAATGAAGACATTCGGATTACTGCAGACACTTATGCTTTGATTAGCGATAAATCAAACTACTATCCTGTATATGCATATGATTATGAAATTGAGCTAAATGAAGAAAAGAGAAACATTGTTCTGATCGACGAAGATTATGCGAATAGAACATGGATGCAATTGAGAGATCTATTAAATGGCTGAGAATGCATCTGGAAGTGCTGTAGATACTCTTGGGTTCATGAAGCGTTTTGTTGTAACGCTCGTTAGCCCAGACAATAAACAAAGAAAAGTTATTACTCGAATGGTCGATACACTGACGATCACCGAGGACATCTTCAAAAATAGTTTGTATGGCGCTGTTAGAATTATTGACGCTGTCGACCTCCTTGGCGGCGGACCATTTGACGCAAAGTCAAAGGACGCTGCAGTTTTTCCTATCATCGGAGAAGAGTTTTTAGAAATTGAAATTCTATTGGACGGAAAGCCACCAGTCAAACTTCGTTTCGCCATCTATCGCATTTCCGATATTATCTACAAAGATAACAACACCAAGAAAGAATATACTCTTGAGTTCTGCAGCGAAGAGCATCTGATTGATGCCACGACTGCGATCATGAAGTCATACAATCAGCCAAATAGTGACACTGCTAAGGCGATTCTTAAAGACTACCTCAAGAATGAATCGACAGATAACGGCAAATTCAAAAAGAATATCGTTAACCTGCAGCCAACCAAAGGACCACAGAAAGTGGTTATCCCTAGACTGAGCCCATTCCAGGCAATGGAGTTTCTGGCTCGTCGTTCTATCGCTCAGGATACGTTTGAGTCAGGTTCTTATCTGTTCTTCGAGAACTTCGATGGGTTCAGTTTCTGTGATGTCGAATACCTTATCAAGAAGGGTGTCGACAAAGCCAAAGCAAACAAGAAAGATTATGAATATTTCTACGAATCAACTCTGACTGCCAATCAGAAGAAAGAAGATCCGCAGAGACAATTCAAAACTATCACCACGATGCAACATACAGTATCTTTCGATACAATCCAAAAACTCAAATTTGGTATGTATGAGTCTGACGTTATTCTGTATGACTTCATCAATCACAAAACAATTCCGACAAGATTTAGATTCGCAAATAATGACACGAGAGACAATAACAAAACATTGACCCTCGGCAATAAAGAAGATAAGTCATATCCCGAAAACAGTCTTACCTTTTTGAAGAGCTATATCTCCAATGATGATAAGGATGTGAAATATACTCGCAAATTCTTTATCGCAAAAGACACATCATCCACCACTCTTGATAACTACTTGGATAATGTTTATCCAGCCAGAGCTTCATACTTCACAAGACTAGCTCAGAACATGTATACCATCAATACATTTGGTGATACAACTATCAGAGCTGGCGATGTAATCATGTTAAACATCCCAGAAAGTCAAGGCGAGAATAACGACGGCGGTATCGACAAATATCAATCAGGATATTATTTGATTGGAACAATTCGCCATATCTTCTCAGCCACTACATATATGACAAAGATGGACATTTACAAGAATGCTATTGGCGCTCAGTTGACGAATACTGAAGAAGCTAAGAATACCAAGGTTAAGCCAACCGACAATAAAGCGATTGCCGAGCAGGCTCCAGCTGATCAGTCTCCTGAAGCTGTAGAAGCGGCGGATCCCGAGGACCCTAACCAGAAAAATTCAAGCCCATCAGTTGTTGGATTCTTGAAAGGACTATTATGATTGGAAGAACTGAACATCTTATAAACGATCCGCACTTTATCGGCGTAGATAAGTTCGTACTCTTTTTCGGTGTTGTTGAAGATAGAGATGATCCTCTACAGCTAGGTAGAGTCCGTATTAGAATTTTCGGCGTCCATCCAGACGACAAGTCATTAGTTGCAACGGAAGATCTTCCATGGTCGTTCCCTATTATGCCAATTACTGCGCCTCAATACGGTGGCGTAGGTTCTGGTCCAGTTGGAATTATGCCAGGTTCAACAGTCGTTGGATTCTTTGCTGATGGTTTAGACAGACAGATTCCTATGCATTTTGGCACTATGTCTGGCGGCACTGGACACTTTGCTGCAGGAGCGAATGGCGACGCTGCTAATATGGATCCGGCGACTCCATATAATCCTGACGGTATTTCTGGCTCTATTGATCCAAAATCCTCAATGGTTGTTAAGGGTGTTCAGCTCGGAAAGATTCTTCTAAGCAATTTCGCCTCTCAAGGTCTTAAGCCACATCATGCTGCTGCTATCTGCGGTAATCTAGGAGAAGAATCTGGCGGGTTCCCTGTGCCTGCTATTCATGAAAGAGGTAAAGGTGTTGGCGGTAGCCCAAGCACTCCACCGTCACGTAGCTCTGTTGGTGTTGGTTATGGTTGGGGACAATGGACAAACAACAATCGACTGACCAAGTTCCTCGATTGGTGCGACAAATATCACCTTGAGCCATCCGATCAGCAAACTCAAATTAAGTACTTCACATATGAAATCACCACTGTCCCACCATACAGCAAACACTTTCAGACTTTGATGAAGGGCGGAACAGCAACCATTAATAATACTAGATTCACCAAGCCAAATGGTACTTACAATCTAGATGACGTTGATCAGGCGACTGCTTGGTGGATGTGGGTATATGAAGTGCCAGGAGCTCCTAATCTTGCAGCAAGACAGAAGATCGCTAGATCAATTCGCGATCAGTTAGTGGGCGGATCCGCTGGATCTTCAGTAAGAACAAACGGCAAACCTGAGAAATAGGATATAACATGGTCGCATCGAGTAATACAATTCCAGTCGCTCCACCTTCTCCAACCCAACCAGGAGCAGATCAGCCTGTAATCAAGTCAGGCGAATCTCATTATGACGTTGATATTGGAGTTAGTTGGGCGCCAACATCAAACACAGTAGCTGGTGGTGGCGTCGGCGTTTCTCCTCCACCATATCCATCATACACAACTGTCAACAGACCGCCTGATCCGCCATCAAATGCACTTGATCCATTACAAGCTCTTGGCGCACCACCTTCACCTCTTGTCAAATTAATCGGTAATACAAAAATTACCACCATGCTTGATGTTGCAACAAACAAGCTGGTGACTACGGTTATTGATACAACAACAAATCAGCTTCTTGGTGCGATGTCTGGATTAGGTTCTGATCCTACTGCGCTTGTATCTCAGCTGACTCAGAATTCAACTGGCGCAAAAAATGCACTATCGGTAGCCGAAACTTCTCTTGCAAGTGCTCAATCTATTCTTGCTGATCCAAATGCAACTGATGCACAGAAAGCTCTGGCTCAGGTAAATATTGATTCAGCAAACAAAACGATCGCATCATTATCATCACAGACCACAGCTCTTACAGAAGCTGCGGCTCATTTAACTGATAATTTCTCTTTTGACGTATCCCAAATTACTGATTTTGCTTCTAAAATTGATAGCATAGCAAATTCATTGGCCAGCGGAATTGATCCTGTTTCTCTTGCTCTAAAGCAAGGCGAAGAAATATACAATCAAGCTGCATCTATCTTTGGCAGCACTCAAGGAACTGGCAGCTCATTACCTTTCCTAGAGCAAGTCAAGACTCTTGATACATCTTCTGTAGAGATTATTCCGTTCACAAAACGAACAAACATCAACACAGTTTCTAGTATCGACAATGGCGGTAATGATAAGGCATATTTCCCTACCGTTCCTGCGGCGAACAATATCGTTAACCCAGGAGCAAACAGTGTCGCTAATCCAAGCGATCGTGTTACTAATACAATCGCCAATGAACCTGTTAGAGAATTCGAAGGGTTATATCCATACAATAAATCAAACAAGAGCGAAAGCGGACATCTTCTTGAAGTTGATGACACTCCTGGCAAAGAAAGAATCCTAACTGAACATAAGAGTGGCACCTATCATGAAATGACTGAGCATGGTGACTTGATCACTAAAGTGGTTAATGATAATTATTTGATCATTGCCGAGAACGAAATCGTTACCATTCAAGGCAAAGCCAACCTACGTATTCTAGGCGATGTTAACGTCAAGATCGGTGGTGCTATGATTATTAACCCTGATGGTGGTGTTTATGTCGCCACGAAGGGAGACTTCAGAGTCCATGCTAGGTCTATTCATATGGAAGCTGATTCAGGAGACGTCAACGTCAAGGCATCAGGCAAGACTAGAATTACGTCAGGCGACGAGCTTCATGTAAATTCAAAGAACAATATTATTGAATCCTCAGGCAAGACATCTATGAAGTCTGGTGGCACGAATACGATTCAAGCGGCAGGAATTAACTTCAACTCAAGCAAGGATGTTAATCTTCGTGCGGATGGCATTATCGCTTCCGCTTCGACCGGAGACACTACTATCAACAGTGCTGGAAACTTGAACGCGAAGGCTGCTGGATCAATCAACCAGAAGAGTGCGGGAAGTAATTATATCACTGCGTCTTCTCTTGAGCTCAATGCAACTCTTAATGCAAAGGCAACCACTAATCTTCAAGGAACAGACCCTCAAGGTGGAATTGTTACTCCAATCAATGGCTCTGGTGCTGCTGACGCTGGCGAAGGAACTGCTGCTGGTGTATTCGTTGCTGATGATGCAGATACGGCAAAGGGTTCAGGTATCACTCACTCGGTCAACGTTGATGACTTCCTACAGAATCTAGACGATGAGGATGACGTAACGAGAGCAGCAGCGATTAAACATGCTGTGGAAACTGGAGTCATTAGTCAGGCTGACGCAGACAAGATGAATGCACCTCCTGGGACACCATCAGCGAGCGATACATCAGGAGCAGGAAACGTTTCGCCTAGCGTATCAAAGGCTACTGTTGGTGATCTTGGTAGCCATGCGCCAGCCGACAATCTCAAATTGTCAAAATATTTTACTGTTGCTATGTTGAGCAGTCACTGTGAAGCTGGTAGCCATGTCATTGGACCGCAGCTTGGATTGTCTGTGACAGATATTACTGGCAACCTACAGCTACTGGCCCAGAACTGTCTCGATAAGATCAAGGATCAATATCCTGATATGAGAATCAGCTCTGGTTTCAGAGATCTAGCTTCAAATAACAGAACTGCTGGCGCATCTAAGACTTCTCAGCACTTGAAGGGTGAAGCTGTTGATATCAAATTCAGTCACGCTGATAAAGCTCAGTCCCAATACTATGAAATAGCCAAATGGATCAAGAACAATATCCCATTTGACCAGCTAATTTTGGAGTATGGTATGCCTTCAACCGACCGTCCATGGATTCACATTTCGTTTACAACTGGACAAAAGCATAGTCCAAGAGTGTCAACGAAAGTTCACGGCAAGACGGTCGGCGAAGGTTTACATCAGATGAGGTAATTAGAAAGAGTGCTTGAACGCAAGTCCAATAGCATCTGAACGAGTCGTTCCGGTAGTACGGTAGTACTGAACACCAAGGTTATTACCATGGCCGATCGAAAGACCGAGACCACCATTCAGCTCATTTTCATCAAGACGACGAGTCAGAGTGAATGAGCCACGATGACTATAGCCAACGTTAGCAACAACTGGACCAGCAATCTTATGTGAGGTAGTCACGCCAGCACCCCAAAATCCGTAGTCGTCACCAAGACCCAGCGACTCACCAGCTTCGGCATATGCTGCGGTCTTGAAGCCAAGAACGGTAGGAAGGGCAGGACCAACGCGAGCCGACACCTTCGAGGTAAGAGGACCAGCGCCATTCTTCTGCTTTACTTCAATTTCAGCGCCATAATTCAGAAGCGAATTCAGTGGAGCAGTATACTGAACGTTGTATTCAGTCGAGTCGGGCTTCGTGCCACCACGAACGTCTCCAAGGCGAACTTCAGCCTGAATAGTGCCTGCCATAGCAGGAGCAGAAACGGCAGAAAGAGTTACCGCAGTAAGAGCAAAAATTGTATTCTTCATATTTTAATTACTTTCTTTGATTCGACAACGAAGCTCAGAAGAGCTATAGTTGTGCTTTCGTTTACAAAAATAAACAGGAATGTCTAAACCATATCCTGTATACGATTTACTGTCGAGATAATCTTCGCCCAAGAATCGGATGTCGATTTGAGTATTCGCCAGCAAATTTAGTAAGTCCTCTTCGGTATCGTAGGGGACAATATCATCTACAACCTGCAGTGCTTTGAGTTGTAGATATCTTTCGAATGTAGATTGAATAGGAACATTCTTATCTTTTCGATCAATGCTTGGATCGGTATGGAGACCAACAACCAAACGGTCACACTTTGATTTAGCTTCTGCTAACATAAGGATATGTCCAGGATGCAGAAGATCAAAGGCACCAGCAACAAAACCAATTTTCATAATAAATCAAATCCTAATTAACGCGGCGCTTGCCTCGACACAGTAGTTGAATGTATCTTTTGCGCCTTAAAGTATTTTTGAAATATATCCTGAACCAAATCAGAATCGTATGGCTTACAAGAAAATATATCTACATAAGCAGAATTTCTATCTGCAGGACAAAAATGAGCTGATACATTAGAGTCTTGCAGAAGCTGATAGATAGAATAGCCTATTTTATTTGGATCGTTCGTATCACACCAGATAATATTAAGATTCCCAATTTTAACCATTTCAATAGATTCCAAAAGATCATCAACAAAGGTCTGAAATACTTGTTTGTCCATAATAGCAGATGAATCACATTCTGCGGCATCAATCATTGTAATCCAACCCCATGGCTTGCTCATTATTAGAATCCTTTTTACCTAAATAAAAGTGGTTCGCGATGTACCACCATCCAACCACACTAACGTCACTGGAGACAATCAGCATGATTATTTATCTTTATGTAAAACGCCATAAAATTACTGGTCTGAAATATTTTGGTAAAACCATACAAAATCCATGGATTTATCCTGGATCGGGCAAATATTGGAACCGACATCTAAAAGTCCACGAAAACAATGTTGAGACTATAGAAGTTTGGGGATTTGACGATCAAATTTTATGTTGTGAGTTTGCGCAAAAATATTCAAAATTACATAATATCGTTGAATCCAAAGATTGGGCCAACCTCATTCCGGAAACAGGAACTGATGGAGGATTTACTACATCTAGAGAACAACAAAAGAAAATTTGGGAAAATTCAGCTTTGCGCGAAAAACACCATAACAGCATAAAACGCTCATGGACTGAAAAACGAAAAGTGATCGCTTCAAATAATACATCAGAACAATGGAAACGTCAGGATAAATCTTTAATAGCAGAAAAAATGGTCAAAACCAAAAAAGAAAAATACCCTGACGGTAATCCAAATGTGGGCGTTTATGTAAGAACGGAAGAAATTAAACACAAAATGAAACTTGCGGCTAAAGAACGAGATTTAATCAAGATAGTTTGCGAACAATGTTCGAAAGAATCTAATAGATCTAATTATGCTCGCTGGCACGGATCTAATTGCAAAACTTTACGCTAGTAGTCCTGATCATCGTCGTATAAACTTTCTATATCCAGTTTGCGTAGAGCACTATTTATTCTTTTTTCGTAGCGGTGATTCCGCCTTTCCTTCAGTGCTCTATATTCACCACCGTCTTCATCATCATACAATTTAGAAGTATTACGGCGATAATCGTTACGGCTCTTAGACATATTCCCTGCGCTGCTATACAATTGAGTTATTCTTCTGGTTCTTCTTCGTGCTCGTCAGTTGACGAGCCATCCGGATGATTCCTCGCTATGTGTTGGGCGAGTGGTCCTGGTAAGAATAGCCCATCCTCTGCGGTAGATACGCACCCAAAAGGGCAGGGAACTGCGTTTTTTCTCTTGGCACGCTTTTCTTCTTCAGTAAGCTCAGGAGGCTCAGGAAGGAAGTTAGGGAATGTCTTCTTCACTAGCTCATAGGTGATGCTAGGATAGAGAGACTTCTTGTCCTTCATAGCCAGAATCAGATCAGCATCGTCAGGGTCAAGCGACTCGAGAAGCTGAACGAAAAGCGACTGGCGCTTCAGGTCGTGCATAGGAGGAGCAATACCTTCAATGAAATACTTGAGGGTCTTAGCTTCGCGGTAGAGAGTACCCTGAGCATCCTGGCTCTTCTCGAGCTTCTTGAAAGGAGGAGCGCCTTCAGGCAGAAGGAACTTTACCTCAGGATGGAAGGTAGCGTGCAGAACCTGCATCAATGGTTGAATTTCAACACATGTGCCGAGAGCGTTCTGTCGTTCTTGGAAATTCTTAATACCAGAGATCGTCTTAAGAATCTCTGCAATGCCTTGTCTGTTCACTGTTCATTCGCCTTTAGAAATTGTTTAAACTCAGCAACTATATCAACGAAACGACGAACAGGATCATCGCTGCCTTTACTTCGCTTTGCATTGTATATATTTGCACCTCTATATAGTAATGAATAGAGTTTCGCTGCTTCAGCTTGTTCGCGAGTACGATCAGTCATTGACAAACTCCTGAATTACAAATTCACCACCATCGACAGTAACTCTAGCAGTCGGACACATATTGGTTCGTGTATAATCACGACCACCATCGATCATAGCACCCTTCTTAGCTACGTAGTCATGACGATAGCGAGAAACGATGACCTCGCCATCCGCACACACCGAACCAACGATAGGCTCAGAGAAACAAGACTCAGCGTTGGTGATATAGATAGAATCGTTTTGAATGAACATACCAAAATAGTTGGAATGGCCAGCGTCACGGTTCGGATTCTCGACATAGAACACATCGACTGGTCGTTCGTTCCATGAATTACCATCCAGCCTCTTAGTGCACCAGTAACCCATATACTTGGCTTCCTTCAGGGCTTCAATTTTACGAATTTGAGATTCGGTGAAGTGATAGCCATCCTTCGGTAACTCAATAAACATCAGAAGTCTCCAACGGATTCCATAAGGTTCTTCATCTTATTCTCGATGAAATAGCTGAACAGCTTAGAGCGATTGCCCCATTCCTGACCATCAAACTGCTCGATCACCTGAGCTTCGATGTAGTCAGGAATGCAGTCAAAGTCGATCAGCTGCTTATTGCGGAGGAAGTTGCGCTTCACCTCGCCGTCAAGGGCATCGGGGTTAGCCATAATCTCGTCAATGCGCTTAGTAGTGACAGGCTTCTGGCGCAGACCCATGACGAACGTATTGTCCGCTGACAGGCAGTTGGGCACACCGTCCCCGCCATCCCCCCGAATGATATGCTCTAGGAGATATTGCTTGGGGTTAGCGCAAACGATTTCCTTCTTAAGGATCGGGCTGTATTGCTTCACCATAGGATAAGCCTGCAGCTGCTGGTAGTCCTTATCAGAGGAGGCGATAAGGATGCCCTCAGCATGATAGTGCTTAGTGAGGACAGCGATGATATCGTCAGCCTCAGCGTGCGGGACTTGGATCACCTTGTAGGGGAAATTCTCACGCAGCTCAATCTTAAACTTATCGAGGCAACCGAAGATCATGTTCCAATCCATATCGGATTCTTCACGAGCCTTCTTGCGGTGAGCCTTGTAGTAAGGGAAGATTTGCTTGCGCCAATAGTTCTTGTCATCACAAGCGATGACGACGTCACCATAATCCTTATACTTCATTTTCATAGAACGAATGCTGTTAAGGAGAATATGACGAAGCAAGTTCTCCTCAACAGGCAGGTTCTTCTGACCTCCCATCTGCGCGAACACAGAAGAGATCAGGAATTGAGAGAGGTCAATAATAATCATTTCGAAAGCCTTGCTTGAATTTCAAGATAGAACTGGTTGTATTTAGCCAGCCGAGCGATATCCTTTTCGGTGATACCCTTCAGCCGACGGATGTCGGTGTTATGACGAAGGTCAGCCAGCTTCACACGCATCGCGTCTTCATTGGCGAACACACCCTGCTTATATTGCTCATAGCTTTGGCCAGGCATCTTGGTGAGGGCAGCGACAGCCTCAAGGATACGAACGGTACAACCGATATCGGCGAGGTCAGCCCATGTCGTCTTAGTGTCTTCAACCACATCGTGGAGGAGAGCGATGCACTGGAGTTCCTCATCGTCAGACTTGAGGTAGTGCATTACCTTCATCGGGTGGAGAATGTAGGGGTTGCCGCCACGGTCGAATTGACCAGCGTGAGCGTTAGTGGCGAGAACGAGGACTTTGCCGAGGAGTTCGCCTTTTTTCATATAAAATTCCCTTTCCTTATTATTCATTCTAACCTAGATTTGAAAATAAGGAAAGCACTTTCTTACTGAATCGTGAGCCCAGTGGTCTGCTTGAGGTATTGGCCAGCCACCATCTTATCGGTCGGGAAGTGGCAGATCACCACGGTCGCCGGAAACTCAATCGTTATGTCCTGAGGCGCAGAGAAGGCGAACGGAACGAGACCCAGCCCCTGTGCACCCATCATGAAGGTCACTGGCTTCTTGAGCCGGACGGTTCCCTCATCGCTAGGTTCGAACCGACCGATAACCTCCTCGCCGGAGGTCAGCTTGATCGTGATTGTATCATTCAACTTATAATTCATTTTATTCCTCATCGTTATCAGGATTGTCGATCATCAATTCAATTTCAATTTCTTCGTCTTTGATAATCTGTTTAGCAAGTTCTTGAAAGGGATGCTCGACACCAAGGCATGAGCAAATAAATGACTCCATAGCCTCGAGAAAGAGAATCATCTCTGGTGTTTCCATCATATGCGATGGATCAATACCCATGTCATCTAAATCATTAACAATATCGTTAGCAAAATCGCAAGTCAATTGGTGAGCATAATCAGTGTTATTAAAAGCGAGGGTTGCTTCTTTCTCTTTCTTCTTTGAGACAAAATCAACCACATTGTTTGCCATTAGGTCACCTTCAGGAGAATAGTTTCAGAATTAATCCTACCGTTCAAAGGAGAACCAGCAGTCTTCACTGTATCTAGGAACTTTCTGAGACCTACCTTACCCAAGCCAAAGAATTCCTTCAGCTGCTCCTCCGGCTTGCGCAGGGTCTTGCTGATAGACAGCTCAGGGTCGAAGCCAGTGACCGAAGTCCCCTTGACCATGAATCCCTTTGGCGCATTGCTCTGATAGAAGCCGATGCGTCGGGTCTTGGTGTTATAGACCCATAGCTGGGTTGCCCCGATGATCGACTGAGGATTGACCGAGGCGAGCTTCAGAGCCGAGTCAGTGGGCTGATACTTGAGCCACTTGACCAGATCGGCGGCTGGCTTAATCTTGATCGCCTTTGGCGCACGAACCTTGACCACCTTCTTATTATTGAGGTAGCGATCAAAGTCATGCATCATATCGCCATAGACTTTTTGCCAAAATTTGAGAGTCTTGCCGTAGCTTTCCTTGACCTGCTCATCACCAGACATAACTTCGTCATATGACCGCTTGTAGAAGTCTCGAAGAGTGTTAGCAGCCTGAACCGAAGCCTGCTTAGCTGTAAGGAAGTTATACATGCTAAACTCTGCGTTCTTGTCGAGTTCTTCTTCAGCATCACAGATCATATTGTCGATGTTACGCTTAATGCGATCCTGGATCGAGATGACGTTGGTCTTGACGGTCGGCTTGACTTCCTTGACGCCATGGCGAGCAAGCTCAGCGACCCTCTCGTTGAAGCGAGCCATGTAGGCTTCATTGAAGGTAGTCCCGTTAAGCATCATACGAGCCATCCAGCAGGTGGTCGTCGGAGTCCGCCACTCAATGGCAGAACGGATGTCGCGGATCAACTGAGGGTCGCGCCCATCCTTCTTGAGATATTCGATGAGCCAGCTCTTGCCCTTAGTCATGTCGGACATGTAGTTATACCAGTTGAAGGCATCCATCAACTGGGATTCGGTCGCCGAGCCGACGATGATAGGTTCGTCGCCATAATGTTTCTGGTCAAAGCTCTTGACCTGAGTTCTGGTTTTGATTTTCTTAGCTGCTTTGGCCATTTAAAGTCTCCATTCCTTATTATTCATTCTAACCTAGATTTGAAAATAAGGCAAGTGAAAAATTCTTTTGATATAAATATGAATGTGGTTCGCGATGCGTCAACATCCAACCACTCTAACGCTTACAAGGAGCATCAGCCATGGCTATTTATAGAAAAATCTACGAACGACATTTTGGACCAATCCCTAAAGAAGAAAACGGTCGCACTTTCGAGATACACCATATAGATGGGGATCGGACTAATAACAGCATCAATAACCTTAGATGCGTTTCCATTGAAGAACATTATAATATTCATTACGCCCAACAAGATTGGGGTGCATGCGGGGCGATCGCACAAAGAATGAATTTGTCGTTGGACAAAATTTCCAATCTAAGAAGCAAACATGCATTAGCAAGAGTAGCCGACGGAACAAATCCATTCTTAATCCTAAGTAAAATTAGATCTGAAAATGGAACTCATAATTGGATGACTGAACAACATTCAGAAAAAACAAGAGAGCGCCAAATTTCTAGATTAGAACTCGGGGATCACGAATTTTGTAAACGATCTGTTTGCCCTTACTGTGATAAGGAAGGGCAGTATGCCGTAATGGCCAGATGGCATTTCAATAATTGTAAATTGAATCCAAACTACACATCAAAACCCAAAAGAAAATATAAAAAGAAACGGCTGAATCAGACCACCTAGGGAATTTACTTCTCATTTAAGAGAAACCCAATATACGAACGTCCATTCGAGATTCAGCCGCTCAGTAAACTCATTCTAACCTAGAATTTTAATTAAGTAAAGCATTAATATGCCAGCTCATAGAAGCGAAGACCACAAGCCACACGCGAACGGAGCAGCTTGGCGCGGAATACAATAGGACTAAGCACCCTCGCCTACGAACCAAGGCTTAGTGGGATCGTGGCGAGTAAGCCACTTCTGATAGAGCCCTACTTCCATGCCATATGCGATAATCTCCCAAGGGCTGTCAAAATAGTGGTCCTCATTGCGCTTGGGCTTCCAGATCTCGCCCATCCAACGGCTGGTCATCTTCAGCCCACCCTTGGTGGGGATCATGATGCCTCCCTGCAGCTCATTCTTAGCATGCTGCTTCACATGAACCATCTCGTGACCGAGGGTCTTGATCATTTCCTCAATGTCCTGCTTGCGCAGCCCGATGGTGAACCAGCGAGGGTTGCGGGTGCCTTCCTCGTCGACGCACTCGCCCATAACATCAAGGGTCTTGCTCACCTCAATGTCGATATTGAGATTGCGGACCAAACGTGGATCCATGAGCTGAGCTGCAAAGAAGCGAGCAGCCTCCTCCAGCTTTGCCTTATCGCGCTTGCCGAGACCAGTGACCGTGAGATTCATATCAGACTCCATTCCCATTCCTCATTCTAACCTAGATTGGAAAAAAAGGAAAGCATTATCTTTGGTACAAATCAGTGAGTTAGGCTATCGCAGTAACAAAGGTGTTGTTTGCGGTTCCGTCCAGACAAAAATACTTGACATACATTGTGTTATGAGAACTGAGATAGAACGACGATCCGCCTGTGGCTTGTGTTGAGGCAACACCATGATTAAACTGCTGAGTTCCGCCAACATTATTGAAGATAAACAGTTCAACAGATTTTCCGGCAGTCAGGTTTTGGAGATTGGCAGTAACTGTGCCTTGGTTTGTGTGAATATGAACAAAGTTATCTGTCGAGAAATCGATCAATACTGTGTTCGAAACTACGTTAGCAATTCTAACATTAGGAGCTTTGTATGCTGTATTTTGGTGAGAACCATCAGTAAAAGTAATGCCAGCATTTGAATTTGGGTTATTAACAAAACTCATTCCATTCGCATAAAATGCAACTGTTTCGTTTTGTATGGTGTTGGAACCTGTAGGCGTCAACTGGAAAGTAATTTTTGTTCCTGTATTGGCAGTATAAAAATCTTCGGCTGCCATCATATTGATGCGTCCAATAGAACCAGCGTATGTGTTACCGTCGGCTGTCCATCCTTGCATACTCATACGAATAATCGTGTCGTTTGCTTGAGTTTGTGTAGGCGAAACAACAGTTCCGCGTGCTCCGCGCCCAGCAATTGCTGCGTAAGTGTTTGGGCCAAACGCATCAATACTGATACGAGCGGGTTGACCATCTTGCGCCGTTGCTTGTAATAATGTGCCATTATAGTTGCGCGGTTGCGCTACGCCAGAATTTGATCCAACAATAGATAGAGCAGAGTTCGTAGTTAATATTGTATTTGGAGTATGAATCTGCACTTGACCGGTTCTATCGACAGCAAATGTGGGATTAGAATTTGTTCCTGTAGAATAAACAACAATAGGTCTATTGATAACAAGATTACCAGTAGCAGCAGTAGAACCAATATAGAATACTGCATTCGAATCTGTAAGACCAATAAAATTGTTTTGTAGTAAGAAATTACCTACTCTAAATCCAGCATTTGATTGTTCTGAAGTATTTGCTGATGTTGAGATGAAAAATACACCATTTGATACAGTCAATCTTTGATCTGGATAAGATGTATTTTGATCAGAGAAAATAATTGAATTTGAGCCAACCCACATCGATTCCCAACGATTTGTTGTGTTGCCAAGAGAATATACTCCATTTGTGCTAGGAATAATACTTGATGGGACATGCAGCCAGTCAACAGTAGTGGTAACATTCGCGAATTCAAATTTCTTTACGTCAGTATTATAACGCAGAAACATATTGTTTGCGATACTGTTTCTGTCAACGTCATCAAGATATCTCAGCTTGACTTCACCACCACCAGCAACGACTCCTGAAGCATTGCGGGCAAACCTATGCAGGTCAGCCAGAGTCTTCTTCATTAGGTCTATTTCTTTTCGAATACTATTCGGAATAGAATCGGTCTTGGCTACATATTCATCACGAGGAATCTTGGACAGAAGTTCAACTGACTTGGTGATTATATCTTTCTGTGGAAACTGTGGCATTGGCTGAGCACCAAGAGGAATAGCAACAGGCTCCTCGAGGATGATAGGTTCGACAAACTCATCCATTGATTCAACCAGAGCTTCGTGTAGGGATTCACTCTGCTGCTCTGTGATAATGGCTTTTTCTAGCTGTATCTCTTCGGGAGTGGGAAGTGCATCATTACGTTTGAGGTATTGTTCCAGTGCACTGGCAGTCTGCCTGCGTTGTTGATCCGCAAGCATCTTTTCCTCATGCTTCTGTCTCGCAGCTCTGATACTTTCTAGGAAGATGTTATCTTTCATATCAATTCCTTTAGGGGATATCCGGTCTATTTATAATTCCCCAGCACAAACCTAAATATAAGAAACTGCGGAGACATGAATGGCCAATTCACCGATTCAACAACAGACATTCTACTCGGATTTTCTCTTTGACTTCAAGAGGAATCCTGCCACTCATGACATCCTTACTGTAACAAATGAGCAGTCTGTTATTAACTCTATCAAGAAGATTCTCCGCACAAACAATTATGAAGTGCCATACAATCCTCGCTTCGGTGCCAATATTTACCATTATCTTTTTGAGCCATTTACAGAGTTTACACAGGATGCGTTAGAGAAAGAAATTACATATGCAATCGAGGCATATGAACCAAGGGCGAATCTAATCAGTGTAACTGTTACTGGCAGTCCTGACGAGAACAGTATCGACATCACCATTGTTGTGTCGGTAATAAATAATCCAAACCCAATAACAGTTACAACAACACTCAGCAGGATTCGCTAAACCTGCGTTTCTGAGACTCTCTCATTTTGAGTTTGGTCTCTTCAGTATGCGGCTTACGTTTCTTACCTTTTTGTGATTCAGATATTTTCTTTCTGGTGTATTCAGAGTGTTTACACCCAGTGCGAGAATTTCTCATCTTATTTCTTGTCTCTTTAGAAACAATTTTGTTTTTTTGTGATTCTGAATTTTTGAGTTTAGATTCTTCAGACACAGGAGCTCTAGTTTCCCAAGCTATGCGCATTTTGAATTTTGTTTCCTCAGAGCGTTTCTTTCCTGTTGCCGATTCTCTTATTTTTCTTCTGTGGTCCTCGGATAGTATTGTTCCATTTGGAGTGCCACTCAACCCATTTTCTTCTATCATATTAGCCCATTCGTCGGACTCAACAATATTGTTCTGTTTTGAGAAATTTAAAGCAAACTCTGTACATTTTTCTTGTTCATCAAACTCATACAATTCAATTGTGTTGATGTGTTCAATTCCATATTTCTTAACGTGCCTAAGCCAATACTTACCCGACCCTGTGTAAGTATATGGATTCTCTCTAATAGTTTTGCCAAAATACTTCAGACCCGTTATGGCATGCTGCTTAACGTACAGATAAATAATCATAGCTGGTTCTCCTTACTGGGCTAGAGGTAGTGGGTTTCTTGCCGGTCACCGCGACTACCAGTTATTTATATAAATACAAATATTAACAGAGAGGCAATGAGGATCCAAAATGGCCAATAATGTATTAGCAGTTACACAACTAGACTTTACAGGTATTAAAGATAGCCTCAAGACGTTTCTACGCAATTATCCACAGTTCATGGACTATGACTTTGAAGGTAGCAACCTAGGAACATTGCTTGATGTGTTAAGCTACAACACATATCTGAATTCGTTCTACACGAACCAAGCAATTAACGAAATGTTCCTTGATACTGCTGTATTAAGAGACTCTGTTGTGTCACATGCCAAGGAACTTAACTATCTCCCTCGCTCTGCTCGTTCTGCCGAGGCAAAGATCGACCTGACTATCTATCCTACAGACTCTCCTGCAACCATTACGATTCCGTCAGGAACAAAATTCACTGGCTCATCTGGCCAGTCTGTATATACATTTCAGACTAACGAAGCGATTGTCATCACTCCATACAACAATACATACACAGCTAATGCAGTGTCAATCTTTGAGGGAACGACAGTAACAGAAAATTTCATTGTGAATACTGCTATTACTGACCAGAGATATATTCTATCCAATCCTAACATCGACACGACTTCACTAATCATCTCTGTATCCAACTCAACAGGCTCATCTGAGACATGGACTTTCTCTCCGAGTCTGTTAAATGTAACCACAACATCAAAGATATACTTCCTACAAGCCACTGCTGACAAATATGAAGTCCTGTTTGGTGATAATATCGCTGGTCTGTATCCTCCTAACAACGGAACAATCACTGCTACCTATAGAACATGCAACCAAGACTCGCCAAATGGCATTAAAGCATTCAAAGCTGCACAGAATCTTGGTGGATATTCTAACTTCTTTGTGACTACGAGCAAGGATGCGAATAATCTAATTATCTCGGCTACAGGTGGAGCTAGTCCTGAAAGTGTAGGTAGTATTAAGCTAAATGCTCCTCGTGCGTTCCAGACGCTTGAAAGAGCCGTGACAGCGAATGATTATAAAAACATTCTTTTTAATGCATATCCGGAAATCAGAGCGATCAATGTCTATGGTGGCGAGGAATTGTCTCCTCCACAATATGGCAGAGTGTATATCTCCGTTGATGTGACGAATGTGGTTGGTCTGTCTGATACTGAGAAGAATAAGATCCAGAGCTTCATCTCCACTCGTACACCAATCTCTATCTCTCCTGTGGTGGTGGCGCCTGACTATACGTTTGCCAGTGTGGTGACTGATGTGCAGTATAACTACAATACCAGCACACTGTCTCCTGCTGACATTCAGTCTGCTGTGCTGTCTGCCATCTCTGCGTATAACAATGCGAGTCTGATTAACTTCAATACCAAGCTGAGATACTCAAAGCTGGTCGCTGCCATTGATGGTGCTGATGTGTCTATCACACAGAGCAATACCAGAGTGATGATCTTCAAGAAGATTAATCCTACTCTGTCTACGAATTACTCTGTTGCTCTAGACTACCAGAATACTCTCGTCGCTGGGACTGTGACATCTTCTGGCTTCACATATGCTGGTGTGGCTGCAACATTCCGTGATGATGGTGCTGGCAAGATTCAGATCATTACCACACTGAACAATGTGGTGACTGTGCTGAATAACAGTGTTGGGACGATTGATTATACCACTGGCATTATCAACCTCGTGAATCTCAATGTCTCTGAGTATGTGGGTAATGCCATTAATATCTTTGCAGAGACAGATCTGTCTGACTTCTCTGCAGTGAGAAACACAATCCTTGAGATTGATGCCAATGAAGTAACCATTAACGTAACAGGGGTTCGCCAGTAATGTTCGACAAGACTATCTCGACTGCTGTTGCTTACCACTTCCCTGAGTTCTATAGAGCTGAGGGTGCCAACTTCGTTCAGTTTGTCAAGGCATACTACGAGTGGATGGAGCAGAGTGGCTATGAGATTGACGCATCTAAGTCTCTTCTAGACTACAAAGACATCGACACAACTGTTGATCAGTTCGCTGATCGTTTCAAGAATGAGTTTCTGGTTAACTTCCCTGCCATTACTCCTGCCAATAGAAATATCCTCGTCAAGAGAGTCAAAGACTTCTATACCAGTAAGGGTAGCACACAGGGTCTTCAATTGCTGTTTCGTCTTCTCTATGATGATGACATTACTGTATATGATCCTGGCACAGATATTCTCAAGCCATCTGATGGTATCTGGAAGGTTCCACAGTATATCGAAGTAGAATCAAATCCCAAGAGCAAGACCTTCACCAATCAGGTGGTGACAGGTGCCATCAGTGGTGCCACTGCGTTTGTTGATTCAGTCTACTCTACCACTATCAAGCAGAGATTCATTGACGTTCTCCGAGTGAGTGATGTCATGGGGAATTTTATCTATGGAGAACTGATTACTGTTGATGGTAATCTTACTGATGCACCAAAGGTGACAGGATCTCTCACCTCTATTAATGTTGTAAATGGTGGTGCCAATAATACAATTGGTGATCTATTCAATATCACAAGTTCTACCTATGGCAAGTTAGGATCAGCTCGTGTTGTTTCTACTACTGATGGTAGCGGCAGAGTTAATTTCCAGCTCGTAGATGGTGGCTCTGGCTTTACTACTGATGCTGCTCAGGTGCATGTGTCGAGCAATGTTCTCTATGTTTCCAAGTTCACACAGAGTAATGCACAAAGAAGTGCATTGGTTACTGACTTTGAATATGTCAACCAGCCACTTACTACTCTCAGCTACTCTGTCACGGTTCCTGTCACTGTCAATGCAGCTTCGGTTGCAGGCTCTAATGTCTATGGCTATGATGCTACCAACACTCTGGTGGCGAATGGTGTTGTGGTTGCGACGAATGCTGCCAGTAATGGTGTCACGATTAGTGTTCTCAGTGGAGACTTCACCCTCGCAGCGAATGTGACGACCACTGGGAACTCAGTAGTCTTTGATGGGTTCAGCACCGCCGATGCTACAGCTAGAGGCATTGTCACAGGATCTAATGCGACTCACGTTGGTCTTCACTCTGTCACCAACAAGTTCTATGCCAATGCCATGACATATGGTGAGACGAGCAACACCTTCTTAACTGTCACTGCACTTTCGACCGGAAGTGGTGCTACGTTTGGTATTTCTTTCCTAACCAACACTGAAGTCGTTTCTGTTTATAACGATGTCATTGGTGGCAATAATGTCAATGGTATTCCCTACCTGAATATGGTGATCTCTGGTAGTAATTCCAACACTGGACTTCTGCCTGCCACTGGGTCTATCACCTGCAACAGTGCTACCAGCAACGTGACAGGTGTGGGAAGTCTATTTACGACCGAGCTGGCAGTTGGTGGTGGTCTTTATACCACTGGGAATGTCTTTATTGGCACGGTGAATGCTATCACTAATGCTACTGCACTTCAGCTTAGTGCAGTAGCCAAGGCGAACGTCTCGAGCTCCTTATACAAATACAACACTGGACAGCTTGGCTTTACCAAGACACCTACTGCAACATATAACAGCTTCCTGTTCGATATTCTTTCATACAGTAATTATACAATTGGTAGTATCGCTCAGCTTGGTAGCATCAACCCAGGAATGAATTACAATATTAATCCATTCGTGGCAGTTCGTAACGATGTGATTGCAGCGTATAATAGAAAGAATCTCATTCTGTCACTTGCGAATAAGACAGGTGTTTTCGCAATTGGTGACGTTGTAAGTCAGAATGTGGTGACTTCATATACGACCGTGCAGTTTAATGCTAACACTGCAGGATTCATTTCTGGCGAACCTGTCACACAGAGCAATGGCACTTCTAACTCATATGCGACGGTCTCTTCGATCAATGGTTACTACCTGACACTTACTGATGTCAAGGGCACTTTCTCAGGAAACAGCCTTGGTGGACAGGCAATCAAGGGAATCAGCTCGACCGCAACTGCCAACGTGCTGGCTGTCAGCTCACCTTCGTCTAACTCTATTGCCAAGGGTATTATTACCAGACAGATTGATTCATTCACATACGAGGTCAAGAGAACATCGTTCAACACGACTTATGTGACAGGTGTTGGTATTACGACCACTTCAGGTGGTACGGCGAATATTGTTTCTGTGACACAGAATACAGCATCAAGACCAATGGGCTTCAATGCTTCCCTTACTGCGAACGTGTCTACTGCCAAGGGAATTGCCGCTACACTGCAGGTTCTGGATTCGGGTCATGGTTACTTCCCAGGTGAGACGGTGACTCTGACAAGCTCGAACGTGAATAATCAGTTCGTGATCACTGGCACAGCGAATGTTTTCTATAATGGTGTTGGAACAGGTTACTGGGAAAACAACCAAGGCAAGCTCAGCTCAGACAAGTATATCCAGGATAACTACTACTACCAAGACTTCGCATATGAAGTACAGTCTAAGCTGTCATTAGATAAATACTCTGAAGTCTTAAAACAACTCGCCCACGTTGCTGGAACAAAGATGTTCGGTAGAGTTAATGTTGGATCCAAGTCCATCATGAACTTTGCGCCTGTTTCGGCTATCGTTGTATTGGTTGACAATGAGATAAGACAGAGAAATAATAATCTGACCACCGATCGTGCTGGCACCGTAATTCAATTAAGAGGTTAATTCTATGGCAAATACCTATATCTACCAAATGACCGACACGTGGAATTCGCTTGCGTCGGATTACGTCGGCATTGGTCTAGATGTTACTGACACGTCTTCCACTTCCAACTCAGCTCTGATGAACCTTTCGGTTGGTGGCGCGAATCAGTTTACTGTGTTTAAGTCGGGAGACGTTTTCGCAACTGGTGGTTTAGCTGCCAATGCTATCAATACGTTAAAGCTGGCTGATGGTATCATCGTCGACTACTCAGCTGCGGCTAGTATGGGTCGTATTATGGTAGGTCTGGGAGATGGCTTTACCTTCTATTCAGGTAACAGCACTGCAGTTGGTGCTAACGTTGTCATGATGACTATTAGCAACACTGGTGTGGCTCAGCTTGGTAACTCCTCTGCGAACGTGCAGCTTGGTGGTACGACCGTTCTTGGCACTCCAGCTGTGGCTGTTGGCTATGGTAACTCGAACTCGTCAGTAGACATCGTTGTCACGAATTCTAATACTGGTGGTAACACCTCGGCTGACTTTGCGGCTTATGATGGTAGCGGTCTCAGTGGTGTCAACTTCATTGACATGGGTATTAATGGCAATACTTGGTCAAATTCTTCATGGACGATCAATGGTCCATCGGATGGCTATCTCTATACAGGTAACACGAACCTCTCAATTGGTACTGCAGGTGGTGCTGTCACCAATGGCTATATTAACTTCTTCACCGCAGGCACATTAGCTGCCAACGAAAGAATGCGTATCACTCCAGGTGGTAACGTTGGTATTGGCAATACTGCACCTGATGCGACGTTCAAGGTGACAGGAACTGCAAATATCTCGGGTAACGTAGTTCTTAGCTCTAATAGCCTTCTTCTAGGAACAGGTGGCACAGCTGCGGCTCAGTCGGCTAATGGTTGGACAATGCTTCCTAATGGTATGAAGGCGAACTATGGCTGGATCGCTGCGAATAGCTCTGTTGCGAATGCTACCTTTACTAGCCCATTCACTACAGCTTGCCTTCATGTATTCCTGACTTCTGTTAGTGCCACTGCCACTGGTCCATATTTGATCCAGCCAGCGAATACGACTGTTGCTCCTATTAGAACAACTTCAGCTACTGCCGCTAACGTCGCCTACTATGCAATAGGATATTAATAGATGAGTCTGAATAACACGATCAATTTTACCCTTCGTAGGAATTTGTGGATTATCACGAATGATGCTGCGAGTGGTCGTTTCTATACCTTTGCAGCTAAGGCAAGTGCATGGCCAGATGATACACAGCCACCTAGCCTTGACAACTCTGTGGGACTCAACGACTACCAGATCAATAATGAAATTCTTTTTGGGAAATATGTCGATCCAGTAAGTGGTGTTAAGAGCCTAGCCAAAAGAGCTGACTGGACTTCAGGTACTGTCTATGCACAGTATGATGATCAGGATCCTCTTCTATTCGACAAGAACTTCTTTGTAGTTGCACCTGAAGGTGGCTCTTACCATGTATTCAAGTGTCTCTCAAATAATAACGGTGCGCCATCAACTTTCCAACCAAGATTTTCTGAGACGGCTGCTGATGACGTTTTCTATGCCACGGCGGATGGCTATCAGTGGAAATATCTCTATACCATTGACAGCACAGATTTTACGAACTTCTCCACGACAGATTATATTCCGGTCATTGCCAATACTTCGGTAACAGCGAATGCTGTTCCTGGTGCACTTGAGACCTTCATTATCACTTCTCCTGGTGGTAACTATAACTCATTCACCAATGGTTACTTCACCGATACTGCTATTGGTGGTAATACTTTGTATTATGGACTTCAGGGACCAGATACGACTATTCTTGTCACATCGTCGGCGAATGCGTTTAACGTTGGTGAGTTGATCTCTCAGTCGACCTATGGTGGTTCAGGCGTCCTTGCCACACAAACTCTGGCAGCGAATGGTTCAGCTCGAATCCTTACTCTTCGTAACGTTCAGAATTACTTCAGTCCCACAGGTGCAGCTCTTACTGGTAACGTTTCTACCAACACTGCTTCGGTTACAGACGTTTCTTCTGCTCAGATTTCATCGAATGCGAATTTCTATAGTGGCTCTTCTCTGTATATCTCGTCAGGTACTGGTGCAGGGCAGATTGCTACTATTGACCAGTATTATGTCACTGGTAATGCAAGACGTGTTCTTCTTAATACTCCATTTGGTACGACTCCTGATCTTACCTCGAAATATGTGATTACACCTCGTGTTTATATCACTGGAGATGGCACAGGAGCTTCTGCTATTGCCACTGTTGATCAGGCATCAAGAACTATTACTCAAATTCAGGTAATCAATCGCGGGTCAGGATATACCTATGCCAACGTGTTTATCTATGGTAACACAGGATCGACATCGCTTGCTTCTAATAATGCTGTAGTTCGTGCAATTATTCCTCCTCGTGGTGGTCATGGTGCTGATCTTGGTTCAGAACTGAGCGCGACGACTCTTGGCTTCTCGACTACCTTTAATAACACTGAGAGTGGTCTTATTCCTGGAGCTGGTACGAAATATCGTCGAGTTGGTATTATTGTTGATCCAAAGTGGGCAAACGTTGCACTGACCTATAGCTATAGCAGTGTTCCAACCTTCCCAGTTGCAGCCAATACACTGGTTCGTGGCTCGGTGTCTAATGCCTATGGATATGTGATTTCGACTTCAGGTGGTACGAATACCGTCACACTGTCCAATGTCTCTGGTGTTTTCTCGACCAGCGATGTTCTTACAGCGACATATTCAAACGGAGCGACTGCTGTTGCTGCTTCGGCGAATGTTGTGGTGCTTTCTTCTACAGGTCAGGGTAATGCCTTTGATCAGAGAACTCTTCTGATTTGCCCAGCGTCAACTCTTTCAGGTACTCTGTTTAGTGCAGGTGAAAAGGTTGTTCAGACTGACCTTGTTATTGATGGTGCTTTTGGTGTTGTCGAGTCAGTTTCTCTTATTAGCGGAAACTACTATATTTACATTACAGAATCAAAAAATACATGGCAGTCGTCAGACCTTCCGTCATCTTCTTATAAATACATATATGATGACGCAACAAGACAAAGAAGACTTCGTGTGGATACTGTAAATCCTCCAAAGATGGTACCATATACTGGTGACATTCTATATACAGAGAATATCCAACCGATCACTAGAAGCGGCACTCAGTCGGAAACAGTTAAACTTATACTTGGGTTCAGTTAAGGAATAAAAATGGGAATCGAAACTGATCTAAACGTATCGCCTTATTATGACGATGCAAATAATGCTATTAATGAAAATTATCATCGGATCCTTTTCCGACCATCAGTTGCAGTGCAGGCTCGTGAGCTAACTCAACTTCAGGATATCCTACAGAACCAGATTGAGCGTTTTGGCGATAATATTTTCGTTTCAGGTACGATCCTCAAAGGATGCAACTTTAACTTCGATACCCAGTATAACTACGTTAACATCCTAGACAATAGACCTATTGACACAATTCCTGTCACCGCATCAAGCTATGTCAATCTTGTTGGTTATGAATCAACTTCTAATCTCTATGCTATCTGCGTCAATTATCAGGATGGCTATGAGTCTCAGGCTCCCAACCTCAAGACTCTATACTTCAAGTATCTAAACACTGGTGTTGCTGGTCAGAGTGCGTTTTCTCCAGGAAGCCAAATTAAGTTCTATTCGACAACTGAAATTGCTGGGGCGAATGCTTCAACGCTAGTGGCAAATGGCGACGTTACTGTTGCTTCTGTTTCTAATGCTGTCGGCATCGGCTATGCTATGTCTGTTTCTTCTGGTGTAATTTTCCAGAAGGGTCACTTTATTCAGGTAGCCAACAATTCGACTGCTATTGTGTCGAAATACACCAATGCACCGAACAATGCTGTCACTGGTTTCTATATTCAAGAGAATATCGTTACTGAGCTGAGCGACACGAATCTCTACGATCCAGCTTCAGGTTCAACAAACTTCAATGCTCCTGGCGCTCATCGCCTTCAGCTTACTCCAGTTCTTACCACATATCCAGCTGATTCGGCTCCGTCGAATAACTTCCTGGCTCTGGTTGAGTGGGAAAATGGAAATATCGTTCGTTCGTTCCAACAGACTCAATACAGCGGTCTGGGTAACGAACTTGCTCGCCGTACCAAAGAAGAATCAGGCGATTACTTCATTAAGCCATTCAAACTCCATATGGAGAATGTGAACACGACTCACAACTATATCGTGTCGTCGGCTGGTCTGGCTTATATTGACGGTCACCGTGTCGAGCAACTCAGCAATATCAAGACAAATGTCCGCAAGGGTACCGACGTCAAGAACGTCAAGAATCAAATCCTCAACACCTCATACGATAACTCTATCGTTGTTAAGGAATATGTTGGTAACATTCCATCGAACGTTGGTGCTACTATTTCTCTCACTGACTCGGCTGGCGCAAAGGTAACTGCTGGTGGTGGTTCTATTACCGTTTCTGGTAACGTAATCGGTACAGCCAAGGTTCTTTCGGTTCAATTTGATTCTGGTATTGTCGGAACTCCAACTGCTCAATATCGTATCTACCTTTCAGATGTCCGTATGAATTCGGGCAACAACTTTAAAGACTCTAAGGGTGTATACTACAGCGGATCGGCTAAGGGATTTGCTGATGTTATCACAGCTCTAGACAAAACCACAAACACCCAGATTGTTGAGCTGTCTCAGCCTTCAAAGGGTCCTCTGATTTTCAAGACAGCAAAGAGCGGTCTTCAAAATCTAAACAGTGCTGGTGTTCTTCCTGACTACACCTATAGTACTGTTTCAAACGTTGCATTCAACACTACTGCTGCTGGTAATACTAACTCTATTACTCTAAGCGGTTCAACCATTTTCCCATATGGATATGGCGCTCTAAGCACGGATCAAGAAAGATCTATCGTTGTAACTCCGATCTCGTTTGTCAGCGGTGCTAATAGCGCAAACGTCACTCTGACAAAGAGCGGCACTATTCAGTACTTCTCATCCAATGCTGTTGTGAACGGCACTTCTACTGCGTTTACTTCTGAATATCAGGTTGGCGACTTTATCTGCATTGACACTATCGTAAAGCAGATTACAGCCATCGGTAATAATACCTCAATGACTCTGAGCAATACATTTGCTACAGCAAATAGCGGTGCGCACCACCATAAGTGCTACCAGCTGAATGTTCCTATTAACTTTGCTGAACGTCAATCTTCGATGACAGTTACTGACGCTGCTCAGCAAAACATGGTAATGTCTCTTATTGCAGCAAATGGTTCATATGAAGTTCTGACTACAAACGCTGTATTCTCGGTTTATCATAATGCATTGATTCCAACTGATGCTGATAAGGGTCTTCAGGCAAACACTGTTACGGTAAGAATTAACGTCGGCAATAATGCTGCGAATTCTCCTTATGGTCCATTCTGCCTTGGTATTCCTTACGCTTATAATCTTCGCAGTGTTTATAGCTCTTCTAATTCGTTCAGCTTCCAAGCAAACACTACTGCATCAAGCAACCAAATTGCAACTGATACAACAGCCCATAGCTTTGTTGTCGGTGGCGTAATCAGCGGTGCATGGTCAAATGCTTTCCCAACCACTGCTACAGTGACTGCTGTTGGCGCAAACACTGTTAACGTCGACACTGCAGCATCTAGCACTCTAGCAAACACTCAAATGCTTCTAAGCTATTATGCAACAGGAAGCACTGATGGTATTGATGTCACTTCTCAGTATACGATCGATACTAACCAGAAAGATGGTATTATTGATCTGTCATATCTAAAACTGAAGCAAACTCCATATGGTTGGGGAACTCGTGCTGGCGGTAGCGATCTTCTGACAGTTACGTTTGATGCTATGATGCCAACAAATACTGGTAAGGGTTACATTTCGGTTGACTCATACTATTCTCTGGTTTCTGCCGGAACTATTAACTGGGAAGATATCCCATCATATACTTCTCCTGCAGGCACAACTTATGAGCTAAGAGATTCTATCGACTTCCGTCCGTTTGTATCAAACACGGCTGCATATACCAGCACTCTTGCTAGCACAACGGTAAATCCTTCTAATACTTCAGCATTGCCTGCAAGCGAAAATTACATTGTTGCTCCAAATCAAACGTTCAAGTATAATCTAAACTACTATGTCGGTCGTATTGACAAACTGCTGATCAATACTTACGGTGCATATTCTGTAATCGAAGGTTCTCCTTCAGAAACACCAGCAGCGCCAGCTGATAAACTTGGCTCAATGACTCTGGCGACAATCAATGTTCCGCCTCTGCCATCTTTAGCCAATACAACCAATGTATCAAACACTGCTCAGAAATATCTTGTAACTTTTGTTGGCGCTAACCAAAATCGTGGTTATACCATGAAAGATATTGGTAAACTTGACCAGCGTCTGAATCAAGTTGAGTATTATACAGCACTTAACCTGCTAGAGCAAAAGACTAGCCAGCTGACAGTTGTTTCGTCAGTTACTGGTGCAAATCGCTTTAAGAATGGTATTTTTGTTGACGGATTTGATAATCTGGATAGCACTGACTATACCAACCCAGAATTCCGTGCAGCTATTTCTTCTAGCGAATCTGCTATTGTTCCAATGTATACGCAAGACAGAATTGCTCTGCGTTTTGCGAACTCAACGAATGGAGCTGTTCAAGGCAGATATATCACTCTGGCTAACACCACTCCAACAGTAGCATTGAGTCAGAAATTTGCGACAACAACTCATACTTGCACAGATATAACTTATAGCTATACAGGTCAAGCTGTTGCTGTTGTCAATTATGTTGACACTCCAGACACTGACACTAAGAAGCCAGCAGCAAACACAACTCTGCCAGCTAATACGACATATACTGCAAACGTAACTCCTCCAGTGCAGCCAACTCCTGATCCTGTTCCGCCGCTATATTCATACGGTCAGCTGGTGGTAGACATCTATCAGCACTCTACAGGAACTCGTCTATTCCACGGATATAGCGGAACTGGTGCTGCTCCTGGTGGCTTTGTTCAAATTCCAAACATGAGCGAATCAGCTGCTGCTTCTCTGATCAGCAGATATTTCAATCTGACCACTGCTGTTCCTACATATCCATCAATACTTGGTCTTGGTGTCCTTGGCGGCATTTTCGGGTCCGGCACCACTACTACAGCTACTACTCAGGTAAGCTATACAATTGCTGGTGCTTTTGATATGCATCAGTATGGATTCTTTATTCCAACTTACACTGGAACTCATACGTTTACAAGTTTCCACGATGATGCTTGGTGTCTGTGGGTCAATGGATCTATTCTGGCTAACCAGTCAGGCGACTTTTCTTATGCTTCTACTACTTCTAGCGGAATTTATCTCGAAAAGGGCAGAATGTATCCATTCTGGTCTACTCTGTATGCTAACGGTCGTGGAACAACAGCATGGACATTAACTTACACTGTTAACGGACTAACGTATACTCCTGATTCATCAAACTTTGCTCGTTCAAATGATGCGAATTATGTATACTCTCAGTATAATAGCTTGGCTGCTGCCGATAATGCTGCGAATACAGCAACAATCAATTATGACGTTGGTTTGTATGGATATAATATTTGGACTGGAGGAGTTTATAGCTATTCAGCAATTCCTTCTCTAAATCCAACGATTACGACAACATCCCCATACACAGCCAATGCCCCAACTACTGTTTCTACAATTAACTTGAATGGTGCTATGTATAGTGTGCCACTTAGCATTAATACTGCTGCAATATCAGCCGCTTCTCCGGTTACTGCTTCAGCGTATAATGTAGTTCCTATTGTAAAGGATATTGCCATTGCTGGTGGGGGTAAAATATTATGGTAAGTAATATTACAGATAGTCTTAACGTTAAATTAGTATAATAAGGAAATTACCTAATGGCACTCACATATGTTCCTGATTCTACTGGAGCTGCTGCAGACGGAAACCAACCAACGGTTGATATTGTAGGTCAGTATGCTGACTCTACTCAAACCAACAAATATCTATTGGATAGATATATTCCTGAAATGGTAATTCCGATTATTGTGAATGGATTGAGACCAAATACTAGAGTTAGCGTTTTCTGCGAAAAGACGAACGTAACACATTTCTGCGCTCCAGCCAATTATGACAAATCTATCTTGAGTCCAAAAGTTACTGACTTCTATGCTCAAGGTGCTGCTGGTACTGCCATATTTACTGATGCCTTTGGCTCGGTCGTACATCTGTTTTATGTTCCTGCAAAAACTTTCAGACTGACAACTCAAGATCTGACTATTGTTGATTGGACAAACGCACAAGACGATTATGACACAAAGATGAGCAATAAGACAATGGTTGCTCGCACCAAAGTTAATGCATTCAATCATGATAGCACTGACTATACTGATCCTGCTGTAATTTCAACAACACCTTCAAGAAACACATCAAACGGAACCACTACAACTGCTGGTTCAGGAACTGCAACTTTTGCTGATCCTAATAATCCACGTTTTGATCCTATGTGTCAATCGTTCTACATTGGCTCGGATCTGACGCAGGGTGCTGATGGTATGTATCTTAAGTCGGTTGATCTATATTTCTCAGCAAAGTCAAACACGCAGCCTGTCACTATTGACATTAGAACTATGGAAAATGGTATTCCTACAACAAAGGTTATCCCAAACTCTGTAGTCACGCTTCCTTCTTCTAATGTAACTACTTCAAACACTGCAGCTTCGGCAACGACTTTTGTTTTCGAAACACCAATTTATGTCCGTGCTGGATACGAATATGCTATGTCAGTTATTCCTGGTGGCGGTTCTCCTGACTATTCAGTTTGGACTGCTAAGGTGGGAACTGCTGATATTGCTAATGGCTCAACTGTTCCTATTTGGGGACAAGGAATCCTATTCACCTCAGCTACAGGAACTACTTGGACTCCAATTCAAAACGAATCTCTGAAGTTTACTGTTAATCGTGCAGATTTTGCGAATTATGCTTCTGGCGCGAATACAGTTCTGGTTAACGATGACCTTGAGTTTATTTCCTATGCTGACATGTCTACCATTCCTTTCAAGGTCGGCGAATATGTCTATCAACAGCCAAGCCCACTTCCAGGATTTGTTTCGGTAACTTCTACTAATGCTGTGGTCACATATAATACTACTGCTTCCGGTAGCTTGTTCGCTAACCTGTATAACGAATTTGCTGTAAACGATCATATTCTTGTTGTTGGCTCTCTTCCAACTTCATCAGACACTTATCGTAGATTTAACCACAACATTTTCGCTAATGCTGTCACATTGAAGGTTTCTTCAATTGAACAGACAAACAATAACATCGTTTTCTCTTATGCAAACGGTTCTCCTGCGAATACGACTACCGGAACTCCTTGGACGAACACAGCTTGTTATTTCTTTAAGCCATACAAGGGTCACGTTCAGATTCAATCAGGCAATCCCGTCGTTGTTGGAACAGGGACTCGATTTGACCAAGACGTAAACACTCTTACTGGGGATGATGATGTCCGTCGTCCAGTAATTATTCGTCACGGCAACAGCACTGTTGTTGGCCACCATGTTCTGCACCCAAACAATGTGTCAAATTCGACATATATGACTGTGCGCAATCCACCAACGCTATCAAACACCCAAGCGTTCCCAATTGGTGCTCCAACAGCTCGCGTCGTTTCTGTTGACTTTGATAGACAGATTATCACTCTTGATCGTTCTACTGCAAATGCACAAAGCAGCACTACTGCTTGGATCAATGCTTATGCAAGCCCAAGCTATTTTGCTCCTGGTCGTGTTCTTATTGGCAGTGAATCAAATGCTACTGCGATCATTAGATCAATCAATGATATTGTGATTCATTCTGCTCAGCCAAACTTTTATCAAACAACGGTTCAGGGAACTGATATTACGTATTCTATTAATGCTACTGCAAAAGCTGTAGACGGCAATGGTAACATTACATACGCAAATACAACTTTCCCTTCTCTGCCAATTTCTCAGACTACATACTTCAACACTGACGTTGTTGTTTCTTCTAAGTCAAATGAAATTATCAATAACGGTGGTGCGAAGTCTCTGAGAGTTTATGCGAATATGTCATCGACATCTTCTCTTCTCTCTCCTGCTGTTGATAGAAACCACATCAGCCTAATCGCAAAAAGAAATATCATTAGCGATTTCGCTGCTGGTGAAACTACAAACCAAGGTACTGCTTTGGCTAAGACAGTTTCAAAGATCGTTACTCTTAGCGACGGCAATGACGCTGAAGACCTTAATGTATATCTGACTGCTTATAAACCAGCAGGAACTGATATTCAGGTTTATGCTAAAATTCTTAACGCGAACGATCCTGAAACGTTTACCAATAAAGCATGGTCGCCACTCCTTCAGGTTACTGATCCTAACCTCTTCTCTGATATCACAAATCAGCAAGACTACAAGGAATTCCAGTATACGTTCCCACCAAATCCTGTAACCATTGATATGGCTGACGATCTTGTAACCACAAACAATACAACAGTCATTAAGTCAACCAACGGCAATACTGTTTGGCAGTCTGTGTTTACCAATAACCAGCTGATCGCTGTTTATTCGGATGTCTATAAAACGAACTTTGAAGTTAAGGCAATTGCTTCTGTCGATAGCAATACTCAGATTACTTTTTCGACAAACGTAACTCTGTCAAATACTTCTTCTGCGTTTATCAGTTCTCTGGTTTATCCAAATGCTGGTTATAAGAACTCAGGAAACAATAACGTTGTTAGATACTACAGCAACGATGGCGTTCCTCACGATACGTATAAGCAATATGCTATTAAAATCGTAATGCTGTCGAATACTGGATATGTTGTGCCAAAAATTAACGATATGCGTACTATTGCTCTATCGGTGTAATATGAAACTTGTTCCCACAGATAATTCTAACTTTCTGCGTGATCTTTCTACTGGCGCACTAATAAATAGAAATATGGGAGAGCTTGAAGTCCTTAAAGCGCAGAGAGCAAAACTTACAAAACAAGACAACGAAATAGAAATGCTGAAAATGCAAATTGAAGAACTAAAAAAGATTGTATCGGCTAGGAGCGATAGTTAATGTCAAAGTCAACATATGTTAGCGCAAATATCACTCCAACGTACGATACGTTCGCTGGGTGGCTAACAAAAACGAACCAGATTATTTTCGATATGGGCACTTATGTCCTTACCACTAGTAACACGGTTGATGCTGACGTAACTACAGGTAATGCCTTTGTTAATGGCCAGTTTGGTTCAAACACTGTCTTTGTTGGATCTGCCCTTCGTGGTGGTAATAATACAACCTCAGCTAACCTTTCTATTACTTCTGGTCTTATCCTTACTGGCGCTACTCTTAATGTTTCTTCAAATGCTCTATTCACTGGCAACACCTTTGGTATCACTAGCTCTGCTCTGACGGTTTCGGCTAACGCTGGTTTTTCTGGTGCTCAGACTTATTTCAGCTCAAACACTAACTTCCTTGCAGCTAACGTAACTCTTGGCGGCGGTTCGTTTACCATCACTTCAAATATTGTTTCTTCTGCAGCAAACAATAACTTCGCTGGTTATTTCTATATCGCGAACAACTTCGCTGCTACAGGAAATATCAATGGCGCTTATGTTATTGGTGGCACAGTTATTGCCAATACGGCAGCAAATATTGGTAATACTACAGCGAATGTTGTAGTCACTTCTTCTTCTGTCACGGTTCAGAATGCGACAGCTACTTCTACTGTTGGTCTTTCAGGCGTAACGTTTACTAACCCTAGCGCCCAAGTATTGTTTGGGAATACAACAGCAAACTCTGTTGCTAATGCTACTGTATTTTCTGTTGCTAATGCTACAGCATATACTAACGTAGGATTGGCTTCTATCACAACTTCTGCTGGCACTCTAAATGTCGGCAATACGGCAGCAAACTCTGTCGTTAACTCAACGATTGTTACAGTCGCTAACTCAACAGCTTATACCAATGTCAGCTTGTCTGCGATTGCTTCTACTAACGCAGCATTGAATCTTGGTAATACAGCTGCTAATCTTGTTGCAACCCAAACATCGGTATATCTGTCAGTAAACTCAACTGCCAACTCTCTGGTCAATTCAACCAGCGTTTCGGTTGCAAACTCTACGGCATATACTAACGTTGGTCTGGCTGCTATTACGACGACTTCTGGTCAGCTGTTCTTAGGCAATAGCTCAACAAACACTGTTGCAAACACTACAACTTTAGTAATACAATCTGCCCCAGCAATTGGCCAATTCCAAGCTAACTCAACCGCATACAGTGTCGGTAACTCAACAGTTAACGTTTCGACTAACTCGACTCACTTCTTTGCTGGTAACTCAACTTCATATGGATTTGGTAACTCGACTGTTGAAGCTGTTGTGACTGCCAATACCACAGCAAATATCAGCGTCTATACTATCAACTCAACTTCGGCGAATGTTGGTAACACGACAGTTTATGGTTTTGGTAACTCGACTGTTGAATTGCTTTATACGACAACTTCTCAGACTGCTGTTACTGCTACAAATATCGGTATCGGCAATACGACAGCTAATGCTTCGTTTAGTGCGACTGGTTCTCAATACAGCAATACTACAGCATACACTGCGGTCAATCTTTCAACTGGATTTACTACAACTGCTGGTACATTGAATGTTGGTAATACTGCTGCTAATATTGTTGCTAACACGACAGTTCTAACTGTAGCAGCCAATACGACAGATAAGCTGTTTGTCAATAGCACTACTTTCTTTACTGGTAATGCTACTGTATTCAATACCGTTAACTCAACAGCGTTTTCTGGCACAGCAAATAACTCAACGAACTTCGGCGGAATTTCTCTTGCAACTATTCAAGGGCAAATTACTGGCAATGCTGCAACTGCTTATACCAATGCTGTTGCCAACGCTGTTGCGATTGGTTCGGCAGCTTATGCTAATGCTGTTGCTAATACCACTTACCAGTCAGGCGTCGCCTATACAAACGCTATCGCTATTGCTAATTCTTCTGTGGCTAACGGCTACTGGGTTGCTGCAAATGCGCTTTATGCCAACAATGCTGGTGGTGTAGGTGGTATTGTTGTAAACGCGACATCTCCTTCAGACGGTTATATTCTTGCGTATGATGTTACAACTACTAAAATCATTTTCAAGAACCCATCCAATATCTCAACAGCTCTAAACTCTAATACGATTGTTGCTAATTCCCAGCTACAGGCTGGCTCAAATGGCGTTGGTTATGTTCTGAATGCTTATTCTAACTCGACCAGCTCTAACTTGGTCATGCGAGCAAACAATATTACTCTGACTGTTGATTCAGGTTCAGTTTCTATCAATAGCTCTGCCAATATCAACGGCAATATGACTATTGGTGTGATCAATGCTACTTCGGTTGGATTGCTGGCAAATAGCACTGTCCTGACAATTGGTAATAATAGCGTTAATACTACTATCAATGCAACTTCATTCTCAGGTACGGCTGCAAACGCTACTGCTCTAGGCAGCGTAACTCTTGCAACTCTACAAAGCCAGATTACTAGCAACGCAGCTACTGCATATTCTAATGCTGTCGCCAATGCCGCAGCTCTATATCAAACGACTGCTGGTCTAGCAGCCAACGTTCTAGTTCTGACTGCCAATGCTGCCAATTATCTTGGCAACTCTTCAGGAACAATTGCTAACGTTGCTTCATGGATTACAGGCAACGCTACTTCTGCTGCTGCGACTGCATACTCAAACGCAGTAGCAAATGCCGCAGCTCTGTATCAGACGACTGCTGGTCTATCGGCTAACGTAGCAACTCTGACTGCATTGAATTCCACTCAGCTTGGTGGAGCTGCTGCTTCGGTTTATGTCAATACATCAGCCGCATTTACTCTTGGTGGTGTCCAAACCTTCAACTCAAACGTTGTTCTTGCTGGTAATGCCACTTCGCAGCTGGTAATTTCGACTATTAATGCTACCTCAAATGGTATTACGGCTAATGGCTCAACGATTACTGTCGGTAATAGTTCGGTAAGCGTAACCATCAATCCTACTACATTTAGTGGAACAGCTGCCAACGCAACTCTGTTTGCTGGTCAAACTCTTGGAACAATTCAAAGCCAAATCACTGGTAACGCTGCAACTGCTTATTCAAATGCAGTTGCAAATGCTGCTGCTCTTTATCAGACAACAGCAGGTCTGGCGGCAAACGTTCTGGTTCTTCCTGCAAACTCTGCCACTTATCTTGGCAACTCGTCAGGCACAATCGCTAACGTCGCTTCATGGATTAGTGGTAACGCTGCTACTGCGTTCTCGAATGCCATCGCTAATGCTGCGTCCAATGCTGCATCGCTTTATCTGCCTCTGGCTGGTGGTACCATTTCCGGTGCACTCACTGTTACTGGTAACCTGACAATTGCTGGTGCGACCACTTTTGTCAACACCTCGGTTATCACTACAACAGATAAGACAATTTATCTGACGCATGGTTCAAGTGGCGCTGCTGCTTCGGATGGATCAGGTCTGGTCGTTAACAGCGCAGCGACTTGGTTGTTTAATAATGCCAATACTTCTTGGCAGTCAAATGTCAGCATTACTCCTACCTCAAATCTTGCATTGAATCTTGGTAGTGGCACTTCTTACTGGCAGAACGTTTATGCAAATACCGTTAACCTGACTGGTGGCGCAACTCTGAACGCTACTTCTTATAGCGGCACGGCTGCAAATGCTACTGCTCTAGGTAGCACTACTCTTGCTACGATACAGAGTCAGATTACAGGCAATGCCGCTACTGCATATTCTAATGCTATTGCTGTGGCAGCAACTTATGTTACAACTAATGCTGCTGCTGCTTATGCTAACGCTGTGGCTAATGCCGCTGCGCTTTATCAAACAACTGCTGGGTTGTCAGCTAACGTTCTGACATTGACTGCTGGATTCCTGGGTAACTCTTCAGGAACTATTGCTAACGTAGCTTCATGGGTCACTGGTAATGCTGCAACAGCTTATTCTAACGCTGTTGCGAATACAACTTATCAAGCTGGTGTAGCATATACAAATGCTACTGCCTTTGCTGCTAATGCTAGCAACCTAGGAAACGGAACAGTTCCTACTGCAAGACTTGGTTCGGGCACAGCTAACTCAACCACTGTTCTATATGGTAACAATGTTTGGGCTGCTATTGTTGGTGGTGCGACTCTTACCGCAAATAATACAGACACTCAGACGTTCTATCTGCCAATGGCAAATACGACATCTGGCGCATGGGCGAACGCTGTAGTTTCTACGACGAAACTTTCGTTTGTTCCATCTACTGGCGTTTTAACAGCAACTTCGTTCACTGGCGCTGGTACTGGTCTAACAGGAACTGCTGCATCTCTGACCGCTGGTTCTGCTTCGGCGTTAGGAACATCGACTGGCTATCAGGTTGGTTCCCTCGGCGTCGGGACTGCATCTTCTGGTACTGCTGGTGAAATTCGTGCAACAAACAATATTACTGCATATTACTCAGATAAACGTCTAAAAGAAAATATCATACCAATTTCTGATGCTCTAAGTAAAGTTATGCAAATTTCTGGTGTCACGTTTAATTCTAATGAAACTGCTGCTAAATTTGGATATACAGATAAGAAATCGCAAGTTGGTGTTGTTGCTCAAGAAATTGAAGCCGTTCTTCCGCAAATTGTTGTTCCTGCTCCATTCGATATTGGTCAGGATGATGATGGAAATGAGTATTCAATCAGTGGCGAAAACTACAAGACTGTTCATTACGATAAGCTAGTTCCTCTTTTGATTGAAGCTATTAAGCAGCTCAAGTCTGAATTGGATGAAGTTAAGGGTAGAAAATAATGTCACTACCAGCAAATAGTACTGCGATAACAATTCAAAATATTAATTTTGAGTTAGGAGCATCCAACACTCAACCAAGATCCCTTAATGATCAGAGTGTGCGATTGATCACCGCAGGAACAGGTAAAACCATTAATACAACTTCTGCTGGTAATATTTCTTTTAATGATCTTTCAACAGGGTATATTCCTGAATATAATTTGACAGCACTCTCAAATGGTAGTATTGCCGCAGCTGCGGTAGATAGTAATGGCTCTATAGGACTTCTTACAGTGCCCACTGGAACCAACACTCCAGTATTATCCAGGCATTATCCTTCTGGACAAAGAGCATTTAATGGATATCAATTAGCCTTTGGTGGATCAAATGGCGTAAGTAATGCGACCGCAGTAAGTTATTATCCTGGAACAATTAGATTTGATTCATATAATAATATGTATTATTTGTATTCTTTAACATATACTGCAAAATATACATATTCATATTTCCAAGTTCTTAAAATAGATAGCTCTGGGACTTTTGCTTGGTCTAGTAATGTGCTCTCCACAATAGCAGTCTTGGTATTGTTCACCGGTCCACCAGTAGTTACAACTATGGGTGTTGATACTGCAGGAAAAGTATACTTTTATTCATCTGGCAAAAATGGTAGCAATAATGTCGTTAATATACTTGACGGAACCACAGGAGCTCTTTCTTCCAATATATCTCACAATTTTTCGGGGTTGGGGATAACTCAAGTTGGTCTTGCAAATTATGTCAACAGTCCTGACTCAGCTTATGTTTATGCTGTAGGGACTATGGCAAATTCTACTAATACTTATCCGCTTATTGCTAGTATTAACACCACAAGCGGAAATGCTATATGGGGATCCGTGCTAGCGAACGCTAGTTTTATAGTTACGACAAATCCTTCTTCCGTGTATTCTAATGGATCTATTGTTGTTCCTGCCGGCGCTGGTGCAAATGTCGCATTATTTAAATTATCTACAAGTGGAGCTCTTGATACCACAAACTGGCCAAAAACTATTACATACAGTAACACTACATCAGGAATACTAGGAACAGCATTTTCAGCTATAGATAATTCAGATAATTTTTATTTTGGGTTTCAGTCGGGTAATACGTCAGGTATTAACAGAGTGCACACTGTTGTTGTTTCTTTAGACAGTACAGGAGCAAAAAGGTGGGAACGATCGTTTTATGCAGCAAACACAACAACCAGTGGTGGATTCAATAGCATGACTGTTTCTGGTAATAAAATATTAATATCGATGAGTGCAGGGAACACTGCAGGTAGCGTTCCGACTATTCTTGTTGTTTCTAATTCTGCTGGACCCAAAACTGGAACATTTACGAGTAGTAATGGTTATGCATCATATATTATATCCACTACTACAGAAGTAACAATAACAAATAGCGTTTCTGGAGTAACCGCCTCACAGAGTTTGACTCCCTTGGCGTCAACAGGTGTAAATGCCACTTATTATAATTATATAACCACTTCGGCGAATAATTACGCTAACCACACCATATCTAATATGTAAAGGATAAATTATGGAAAATTTAGAAACAGTTGATTTGGGAACGAATCCTACATTAGAATCTCATCCCGACCCAATCGTTGTGGTTCTGAATAATGCGGAAAATACCTCGGCGGCTGGTGCAGAAGTAGAAGTATATAATAACCCAAGAGAATTATAATGAAAATCAAATCGCTTTTTTATAAACCATTTTTGTATTCTAGATGCACAGTAGCTGATGGTGAGACTGTCACATTCAACGAAAACGAAATAAAAGACAGTATGGGCGTAGCTCATGTAAAGGGCGAATTGACATGTATTGACTGCGATGTTCCTGAGTATATCGGCACAATTCATTCCGTTGCAATTAATGGTAATGAGATTTTACAAACTACTAAAATGAAGGGTCAGACTTGGGTTGCAAACGGCGAAACCGAATGGGTCTGTTTTCAAACAACTCCAGATATTAGAGCAACAAGAAATCTTGTAACACAAACTGTTTCTGGAGAATACACACTACCATCAGGCACAGGATTTCTTGTATTATCTGGATCAGTTACGGCTGATGGAATGACCGCAAACCAAGATGATTATTTCAGAGCAAGAAACGCAGATCTTCTTGTATCTGGCAATGGAGTTATTATCCTTGTTACTTAAAAATTTTGACAAAAGATACATTCTAACGTCTTTTCAGCTTTTTGGCACTCCTATTGCTATTTGGGCAGCTCTTACGTACGGAACTGCCCAGTTATTGGCTTTTTCTTTATTGATGTTCTTTCTATACAAATGCGTCGGCGTTGTTGTCACGTATCATAGAATATTGTGTCACAGAGCTGGAAAAATGAACCCTGTGATTCAATTTATTTGCACGGCTTTTGGATTTTACGGTAGCTTTCTTTCGCCAATGACTTGGTCGGGCGTACACATCAATCACCACAAATATGTCGACACAGATAAAGATCCTCATAGTCCAACACATATTGGGTGGAAAGGTTGGTTTAGTGTTTTTTGGGTAGACAGCGTTGATCTTAAAGTTATGGCAAGAATCAAAAGAGACAAAATCAGCAACTTCTTTCATGAATATTATTATTCATTGTTGTTGATTCCTGTGGTCGGCTTAATTTTATTCCCTATCCCGTTTCTGTTTGGCTGGCTTATTCCTGCGAATCTAAGTCTTTGGTCACATCATTTAAGCGTCTATAATCACGACGAAACTGGCGCTAAAGAAATGGGTAAACTATTTGGGTTCTTGACAATGGGCGAGCACCACCACAAGTGGCATCATGATCATCCTAACGATACTTCGGGCGAAGGATGGATCCACTATATCACCAAAGCACTAACATATGCAGATTCAAGATAATTTTCTAACCGATCAGGAGCTAAAAGACTTTCAAGAGCTAATCAAAACCAACCAATATATGGTTAGCCCATATGAAGAATTTGATATTGTTTCTAGAAAGATTATGAACTTCGCAAAACAATTCTATGATTTCTCAGAAATGCATAGCTGCGAAATGTGGGTTAACTATAATCAAGTATCTCAGATATTACATACAGATCATGATATGAAACATTTTGTTTTGACGAGAGAAGAGAAATATCCAATCTGCACAATTGTATTTTATCCCGAAACAACATGCACTGCTGATGGATGGCTAGAGGTTCAAGGGCAAATTGTGCGACCAGTTACGAACAGGATCGTTTGTTTTGGACCAGCAATTCCTCATATTGTTAGACCTTTTACCGGAACTCGTATTTCTGTTGTGTATAATCCTTGGGAGTACGACATTAGATAAATATTGTTTTATTGATAGGAACATCAAGTGCACACTTTTAGAGAATTCGTAGAGCAACTGAACCAGAACACCGTAAAAGGTGTGCTGGATTTATTTGTGCCATTCGTGAAAAAAGAACTTGGTGTTCACGATCTGCCTCCGATCAAAATGGTTTCTGGCAAAGAATCACAAGAGATGAAATCATTCGGTTGTTGGGATGGCGAAACGATTACTTTGAATCCTGACGGTCGTCATCCTATGGATGTCATGAGAACATTGGCCCATGAAATTATTCATGCTACTCATGGACACACTAACGGCGAAGATGGCAGCGATGATGAAAATGAAGCCAACGCTAAGGCTGGCGTGATTATGCGTAGATTTGCCAAGGCTCATCCAGACCTGTTTTAATAAATAGAATAAATTACTGGAGGATGACATGGCAGTCAGAGCAAACATCGTTTTAGACCAAAGAACTACATTCACCACAGCCATCGATCTAAATGATGCTAACGGCAATCCAATCGACCTCTCTTCATATAGTATTCTGGCACAGGTAAGAAAGTCACCAACATCAACAAATGCAGTTAGCTTTACCGCAACAGGAAATTCCTCTGGAATCATTCTTCTTTCGATGAATGCTGCCACAACTTCGACTCTTTCTGCAGGTAGATACGTATATGATGTTCTAGTAACCGATGTTCTTGGTCAAGCTACTCGAGTCGTAGAAGGTCAAGTCACAGTAAGCCCAGCGGTGTCTAGATGACTATAACAAACTCTGGCGTATTGTTCAATAATGCAAATGGCTCGATCATAGTCACTTTACCCAACAACAGCGTCATAACTGCAAATACTTCAGCTCTGACTAATACTACTCCAAAGGTATTGGCTAATCTTGTTGTTCTTGCAGGAAAGTCTAAGTTCTCACAGCTTGAAGACGTAAACACAGCAGGAGAAACCACAGGCGATACTGTGGTGTATAACCAGACAACCAATACCTACAACGTCCAGACCTTTTCTTTGGATTCTGGAGAATTTTAAAACTAAATATAAAGTTGATATTGGTGGCTATATAGCTGCGTGAATCCTGAATAGATATTCGACACGGAGAGCCATATGGCTGGTAATACTCACCAATATCAGATGAAGCGCACCTCCGTAGCAGGTCGACTTGCTAATACAACAGACCCAGCAAATACTTCATACATCCCTGCTGGTGGCCTCGCAGTAAACTTTGCAGACAGATTAGTATATACGTCAGACGGATCAAATCTATTTGTCATTGGTGGCGGAGATGCTAATAATGCAAATTATCTCGGCGGAGCTTCTCTAGCCAATATTCAAAGTCAGATCGCAGGCAATTCAGCCACCGCATATTCTAATGCTGTAGCTAATGCTGCCTATCAAGCAGGTGTTGCTTACTCTAATGCTATAGCCGTCGCAGCCGCTGACGCTACGTCCAAAGCTGCT